GAAGCCCCCTCCCCCTAAGAGAGATGAAGGCGGGCCGCTCGCTGTTTCTTCCGGATCGAGCGAGCGGCCCGAAGTCTTGGAGGAAATGCCCACGAAGGTGGGTAACCAATGCATATAAAAGCAAAAGCCCCGGACTGTGCCGGGGCTGTCTCTACGGGGGTCACGCCGCCCAACGACTGCTCAATCGCAGCCTTTGAAACGATCCGGGGATCGCCGTCGAGGAACTTGGGCAAGCATCCCTTGGGCAAGGGGCAACGCTTACGTTCGCTCGATCTGATGCGGTAGGACCTTGATTGTGACCTTCCGCCCCATCAACTCTATCTGAACACTGATTCTTCCACCGGGCGCAACCTTTATGATCTTCCCGGGCGGCCACCTTCCCACCAAGTCATCGACGAAGCGCACCTTCTCCCCAAGTTTGAAGTCGCTTTTGTCGCACGTTGTCGGACTGTTAAGCCCGACCTCGATCCGCCGGATGATCTGGATATCCGCGTCCGGAATGTGCAGCGGCGTGCCATCCAGCATGCGAACGACGTCAAACGCCCCGACGATCCGGTCGAGCAGGTCTGTGAAATCGACATTCGGATCGACGGCGCTGAAGACATATCCGGGCAGAATTCCGACCCGACGCAGGCGCCTGACCGGCTGGCCATTGAACAACCGGCGGGTCGGTGCGAGTTCTTCATAGCTTGGCCAGTAGCAGCGAATGTTGTTGCGACGGAAGCTGTCGACGGCGTCCAACTCCCGGTTCATCCTCACTGTGACCAGATAGCGGTCAGGTCCGGTTTCGACCGGCAGTGTGGCCACGCCGGTAATTCCGGTAAGTGCGTTTCGCACCTGTTGCATGTTTCCAGTCGCCATCAGCATCGTTCCCTCACTTGTGGCCTTCGTTTGCGAGTGCGTCGAGATCTTCGTCGGTCGGGCCGCTTTCCGGCGTTTTCGACCATGTCCCGTCCTTGCGCGGCGGCCAGTCGTCGGGGGCAACCGCTCTTTCGGCGAGATGCGTGCGCGCCAGGTGCTGCGGTATGTGCTTCGACAGGAAACGATCCCATGCGGTGGCCTGCTGGAACGACAGCGTGACCCATTCGGCGCGCGGCTTGACGTTGGCCAACGCGAGCAGCTGCGGCGTCATTTCGCCCGTCCACGTCAGCGACCCGCCCCGCAGAAACACCTGATGGAAGAACGGGCCCTTGCCGGCGATCTCGAACAGCGTCCCGATGGCTTTGGCCTCCGGGCTGCCGGCGCGGTAGGTAGCGATGACGGCAGGCTCCGGCTTCGCCTGCTCGAGCAAGGTCCAGCGTCTCTGTTCCAGGTAAGTGAAGCCGGCCGGCGGATACTTCCTGCCGAGCGCCTTGCGCTTGTCGAGGAACGGCGCAATCCCGGCCAAAGCAGCATGGCCTTCCTCGAACGTCAGCCCGAACCAGGCGCGATCGACCCTGACCTGATCGTCGTCGGCATTGGTCGGCCAGCGCCGCTTGAACTCGGCCAGATGGAGCGCATGCTTCTCGCGCTCGCGCGCGCCCTCTCTCTCAGGTTTTTGGGTAGAATCCGTCCTTGGTAAATCCGTGTTTTGTATAATACTACTAGCCACATGCGCCTCACCCGGCGACGGGTCAGCCAGCGACGGGTAACCCGTAGGTGGATCGCCGGTTTGGCGATGCTGGTCGGGAGCGATTTGCGGGCTCGAAATGACGTCGGATTCATCAGACGCAGCCTCGCTGGACACCAGCGACAAAGCCCGCCTGACCTCTTCGTCGGTCAGCGTCGGCCCGGGCTCATCCCGGATTTCGTAGATCATGAAGAACGTGCCGTTCGGTGCGCGGTCCTTGCGCGCGATGCACCAGCCGGTGCGCACCAGATTGGAGATCACACGCTTGATGGCGTCGCGACCCATGTTCCAGCGTCGGGCCAGCGCCGGCCGGCGCACCTCCCAGTCGTGCGGCCGCGAGCGCAGGTAGGCGAGAATCCCGACCTCGTCGGCGGCCAGCCGCTCGTCCTCGAACAGTGCATTGCCGATGGTCGTGAAGTTGGCCGTATATCGGCGCTTGATGATCAAAGCTGCACCTGTGTGCACGTCGTACCCCGGAGGGCGACGGCCTGTGGATAACGAGAATATCGGGGCTCTTCCGGCTTTGACCGAGCCGAACCGCGCGACGAAATCGCCCCGACATGCCACGCTGCGACTGTGGAAAACTGCCGCCTCATGACGCGCGCTCCCGCAGCATCTTCAGGACGCCTTCCATGTGCGACTTCGCCGCTTCCTTGGCGTCCGCGCGCTCATCGTCGGTTTCGGTGCGGTCGGCCATCAGGCCGTTGAACTGGCTGGCCTTCAGGTTCAGCGTCGACATCACGAACGGGTCGGTGCCGAGATCGGTGACGAGGTAGTAGACAAGCACGCTATCGCGCTGGCCCATGCGGTGGGCGCGGTCTTCCGCCTGCTTGTGGATGGCCGGCGACCAGTCGAGCTCGGCGAACACGACGACCCGCGCCCGCTTCTGCAGGCCGTCGATGCCGGTCGCAGCCCGCAGGCTGATCAGGCACAAATTGGTGTCGCCGCGCGCGAACGCATTGAGCGCATCGTCCTTCTGCGTCTTGTCCTGCCGGCCGGTGATGCACACGGGATTGCAGGATTCCAGCGCCTCGAGGATGCCGTCGGTGACGGCATGGTGGTGCAGGAACAGCAGCGTCGGCTCGCCCGCCTCCATCAGGCCGCGCACGAAGGCGATGATGGCCGGCAGCTTGGCCATGGCGGTCGCCCGCCGCGTTTCGCGGATCGCTTCGGCCTCCATCCGCGCCCGGTCGAACGGATCGGCGATCTCGGCTGCGGCCAGCGCCTTTTCGGCGGCTTCCTTCACCATTTCGGCAAACACGCCGGCATCGCCCGCGATCGGCTCGATCACCCGGCGCTTGGCCGGCAATTCCAGCTGAACGTCTTCCTTCCGCCTTCGCAGCATCAGCTTGCGGTCGCGCAAATATTGCCCCAGCACCTCCGGATCCTTCACCACCAGCTTGCCGGCGACGTATTCGCACCAGGCGCGCTCGAAGGCGGCGCGGGTATCGAGACAGCCGCGGCACAGCGTGTTCATCACGCTGTGCATCTCGATGCCGTGGTTGTAGATCGGCGTGCCGGAGAGGCCTGCGACGTTGTCGGCGGCCCGGGCGATTGCGGTGCAGGCCTCGTGCTTGCGGGTATTGGGATGGCGCAGCTCCTGCGCCTCGTCGAAGATCACGGTCCGCACCCCGCGCTCGATCAGGAATTCCGACCACGCATGCAGCACCAGATAGTGCACGATGTAGACGTCGGCGCGCGGCGTGCGGTCGAGCCTTTTTCCCCCGTTCAGGGACTGCACCCGCAGCCCTTCGGCGAGGTGGTTGTCCGGCAGCGTGTTGACCGTCATGAACTCCGCGATCTTCTTTTCCCAGTGCCGCTGCACATGCGGCTGCACCACGATCACCGCCGGCCAGGCGGCGATGCGGTCGAGGAAGCCGAAGGCCTGCACGGTCTTGCCGAGGCCCATGTCGTCGGCGAGCAGGCCCTTGCGCACGGCGCACAGGAACGCCACGCCCTCGGTCTGGAACGGCAGCAGCCGCCCGCGAAAATACCGGCCATGCGCGCTGTCGGCCGGAACGGTGGTGGCGATGTGCCGCTCGGCCACCAGCTGGCGGTACATGCGGTCGAAGATCGCCTGCGCCGCCGCCGTCAGCCGCAGCGGGAAGCGGTGCATCAGCAGCAGCAGCTCGTCGAACGAGCCGAGTGTGGCCGGGAAGGAAATCGCGTTGACGGTTCCGCCGGTCTCGCTCGATCCGGCCGCGAACAGCTTGCGCGCCATGATCACCGCGTGCGCCGATCCCTCGATCTTCCAGCGCGGCCAGGCCGGCGACTTCGGATCGTCAGGCTCGGAATAGTCGAGCGTGCCGACCGCGCCTTCTGCGGTCGGGCGCGTCAACACCGTCGGCAGCGCCACGGCCGGCGCGTCGTCGCGCCAGGCCAGCGCCTCGACCGCCCGCAGGAAGTCGTCGTCGGCCGGAGGCTGGATCAGTTCGTTCACGACGGCCACGCCTCCCCCGTCAGGTCGGAGAACCGCGTGACGCTGCCGTCGAACTGCAATTGCACCGTCCCCGTCGGGCCGTGGCGCTGCTTGGCGACGATGATGTCGGCCTTGCCGTAGACCTGCGACATCTGGGCCTGCCACTGCGAGTGATCGGCGGTGCCCGGCTTCGGCTCCTTCTTGCCGAGGTAATACTCCTCGCGATAGACGAACAGCACGACGTCGGCATCCTGCTCGATCGAGCCGGATTCTCGGAGGTCCGCGAGCTGCGGCTGCTTGTCGTCGCGATCCTCGGTCTTGCGCGACAGCTGCGACAGCGCGATCACCGGAACGTTCAGCTCCTTGGCCAGCGCCTTCAGGCTGGTGGTGATCTCCGTCACCTCCTGGACGCGGTTTTCCTGCCGCCACTTGCCGCTTCCCGACAAGAGCTGGATGTAGTCGACGACGAGAAGGTCGAGCCCCTTCTGCCGCTTCAGCCGCCGCGCCCGCGGCACCAATTGTCCGATCGACAACCCGCCGGTCTCGTCGATGAAGAACGGCAGGTTCTGCATCTCGACCGCAGCGTCCCTGATCCGCTCGAAATCGGCTTCCGCAATGGCGCCGCGGCGGATCTGGCTCGACGGCACGCCGGCGCGCTCGGCCAGGATACGGGTCGCGAGCTGTTCGGCCGACATTTCGCAGGAGAAGAAGCCGACCATGCCGCCGTGCACGGCCCTGGTGGTGCCGTCGGCCTGCACCTCGCCCTGCCAGGCCCGCGCGATGTTATAGGCGATGTTGGTCGCGAGCGCCGTCTTGCCCATGCCGGGGCGGCCGGCAATGATGACGAGGTCGGAGGCCTGCAGTCCGCCGAGCTTGGCGTCGAGATCGCGCAGGCCCGTGGCAAGCCCGGACAGCGAGCCGTCGCGCTGGAAGGCGCGCGCGGCCATGTCGACCGCAACCGTCAGCGCCTGGGAAAACTTCTGGAAGCCGCCGTCATAGCGGCCGGTCTCGGCCACCTCGTAGAGCCGCTTCTCCGCCTCCTCGACCTGCTGGCGCGGCGGCATGTCGACCGGCGCGTCATAGGCGACGTTGACCATGTCCTCGCCGATCGCGATCAGGTCGCGCCGGGCGGAGAGGTCGTAGATCATGCGCCCGTAATCGGCGGCGTTGATGATGGTGGTCGCGCTGACGGCGAGCCGCGCCAGATATTCGTTCGCGGTCATGCCGCCGCCGAGATCGAGCTGGGGCATGAAGGTCTTGACCGTGATCGGGCTCGCCAGCTTGCCCGCGGCCACCAGCTGCCGCATCACGTCGAAGATCGTCTGGTGCAGCGGCTCCAGGAAATGCTCGGGCCTGAGGAAGTCCGAGACCCGCCACAGCGCGTCGTTGTTGACGAGGATGGCGCCGAGCAGGCCCTGCTCCGCCTCGATGTTGTGCGGCGGCTGGCGCAGCGGCGGGCTGGCCGGGAACGGGTAGACGCTCATCCTGCGGCCCTCGCCAGCTTCTTGTTCGAAGGCACGTTTGAGGTCTTCCAGTCGTCGAACGGCTTTTCTTCAGACCGCTGCCACCAGCGCGCACGCAGCCCGCGGAAGCCGGGAACGTGCCGCTCGATGGTGCAGGCAACAGCGCCGGCGCGACGGCAGATGATGAAACTGTCGCCGCCATTGTGGATTCGCGTGATCGGTGCCCAGCCGCGCAGAAGGCCGTGCGCCACGACATAGAAGCGATCGCCGGGGCTTGCGCCCAGCGCCGCTCTGTCGCGCGTGTACCAGCCCCACTCTTCACCTGTCGGCGCATCGCCGGCGGCATCGCCTTCCGCGATCCACTCGAACCAGAAATCCTTCGGGCAGGTCCCGACCAGGTCGCCCATCACAGCATCCCCAGCGCCTGCATGTAGGTCTCGAGGATGGTCTCGGCTTCCGCGCGCTCGCTGGGATCCTGCTTGCGCAGCTTCACGATGGCGCGCAGCGCCTTGACGTCAAAACCGTTGCCCTTGCCTTCCGCGTAGACCTCGCGGATGTCGTCGGAGATGGTTTTCTTCTCCTCCTCCAGCCGTTCGATGCGCTCGACGATGGACTTGAGATGGTCCCTGGCGAAGCGGGTCGAGGCGCTTTCCGAGGTGCCGGTATTGTGTCCCGGTTGCGGTTGCATCGGGGCTGTTCCTTTCCTGTGCTGTACGCTTGACGCAACTACTTCGGCCGTTTCGCCTCTTTCGGCCTGATCTCCCAGCCCGCGTGGTCGAACGCCTTCATGACGAGATCGACCACGGTCGATTCCGGGCTGTGCAGATGGCCCGGCGTCCACTGCGCGGCCGACAGCGCGATGGCGACACATTCCCGCGGCGTCACCAGCGGCGCGGCCGAGGGCTTGCGCAGCAACGTGGCCTGCAGGTCGACGATCATCTGGCGGCGCGAGGGCTTCATCACAGCGTGACCGGATACCCGATCTCTGCCGACTTCGAATTGAACACCTCGCGCATCGCGTCTTCGAGGCTGAAGCCGGCGCGGCGGCACATCAGGTCGAGATAGACGCCGACGTCGCCGCACTCGCGCCGGAACTTGATCAGCAGCTCCGCCTCGGATTCCTTGTTGCCCTGCACGCCGTCCCTGATGCGGTTTAACTTCTTGGCGACGTTCGCCGCCTCGCCCAGCTCGCCCATGGTCGCAGTCATCCAGTCCGACAGTGACCATCCGTTCAGGGGATGATTGAAGCCCTGCGCACTTTCGCAGCGGGCCAGGTTGGCATGGCTGAATTCCTCAAACGTCAACGCCATCAGTCGCCTCCATCAAGTCTGTCGCTGGGGGGGGGGTGTTGGCGGAATCGAAGGCCGCCAGATCGAACAGCTGCGGCGTCGTCATCTTCTCTTCCGCCATCTGCAGGTATTTGACGCCGTCGAGGAAATAGCTCGCCGACAGCTCGCACGCCGCGCCCTTGCGGCCCTTCAGCAGGGCCCGGTACGGCACGGTCATCAGCCCGCCGAAGGGATCGAACACGGTCTCGCCGGGGTTGGAGTAGCGCTCGATCAGGCGGTCGACGATGTCGAACTGCAGCGGGCACAGATGCTGCTCCTGCCCCTTCCGTTGCTGCATCATGTTGAGCGTGCGCATCCGGTTGACGTCGTGCCAGACGTCCTCATGGTGCGAGCCCGGCGCAATCGCCATGAAGGTCGCGGGCAAGGTGCCGGTGCGCTCGATCGCTTCCCCGATCCGCACATGCGCCTCGAAATCGTAGACCCGCTCGGCCGTGGTTTTGGCAAACAGTTTGGCGAGGTCAGCGGACGAGCACTGCGCGAACTCCTCCGGCGTCAGATGCCGGTTGCCGCTGGAGCGCCAGAAGCCGTGGGCGTCGATCTGCCAGCGCGCGCGGGTGTAATCGTCCTTCGACTTCGTCACCGGGACGTCGGCGTAAGAGCGCGAGCGGTCGCTCTGGGGTTTGCGCAGCAGCAGGATATATTCCGGCATGCCGCAGCCCATCTTGGTGCCGTCCTTGGCGTTCTCGCTCCAGCCCAGCCGATAGGTCTGGTTGTTCTCCCGCACCACGTCGGTGACGACGGTGATCATGCCGAGATACTGAAAGCCGTGGGCGCGGTAGTGCATGATGGCTTCGGCATGGAACGGCTCGACCGTCGGCACGCCTTGTCCGGTGACGGCGCCGAAGGCGATGCGGTCCTTGACGTGGCAGCAGAAGAGCCGGCCGGGCTTCAGCATGTTGAGCAGCGGCGCGGTCAAAAAATCCATCTGCGACCAGAAATGCCCGTTGTCGTCGGAGTGGCCGAAGTCGCGGTAGCTCGGCGAATATTCGTATTGCCGGCCGAACGGGATCGAGGACACCACGAGATCGACCGAGTTCTCCGGCCAGGCCCGGCACTCCTCGACCGCGTCGTTGTTGATCGCAACGAAGTTTTCGCCCGCAACCTCGACCCGCTTGACCCCGATCGAGCGCAACAGCGCATCGCGGAGCGGCAGCGTGTTGAGGCCGTGGCGGCGGATGATCTCCGACATGCGCTTGCGCATCTCGGTATCCAGCGCCCATTTCTCCTCCAGCGCCGCGCGCCCCGCCCGCTGGTCCTCGGAATAGACGATGTCGATCTCGACCGGGTGCGCCTGGCCGAAGCGCTGCAGGCGGAACAGCGACTGGATGAAGTCGTTGAACTTGTAGCCGTCGCCGGGCAGCCCGACATAGACCGCCTTGTGGCAGTGATACTGGAAGTTCGAGCCCGAGCCCGACAGGATCGGCTTGGTGCCGAAATAGCGGATGCGGCCTTCCTCGAAATCGTGCAGGCGCCGCTCGCGCTCGTCGAGGTCCATGCTGCCGGTGATGGTGACGAGCTCCGGCAGCGCCTCTTCGATCGCTTCCCGCTCCGCCTCGAGGTCGTGCCAGACGATGCGATGGCTGTCCGGATCCTGCGCGATGATCTCGCTCATCTTGGCGACGCGCGCGGAGAGGCTGTCGCGGCGCGAGCGGGCGCTTTCCTGCAAGCTCGCGGCACCTTTGCGGAACATCACCGCCTGGCGGTACCCTGAAGAATCTGCGCGCTCGGGCTCGGCCTTGGAGTGATCGGCGGGCACCTCGTGCCAGCGGATGGTTGCCGGCGGCAGCTCGTAGCCGTCGTCGGAATAGCCGAGCTCGGATGGCTTCTGCAGGAACGCCGCCCAGGAATGCACCCACATCCAGAACTCGTCCTGCTTGTGCGGGTAGAGCGTGAGGTCGCCGGCCTTCTCGCTGTTGCGCTGGAAAAAGCGGGTCAGCGCCAGCCCGGTGTCCATCACGCCGAGAAAACCCGAATAGTGGATCAGCTCCTTGTAGCGGTTCGGCGAGGGCGTCGCGGTCGCCACCAGCTTGAACGGCACTTTCGCAAACAGCGGCAGGAATTCCTGAAAGGTCTTGCTGCCATAGCTGCGCAGCACGCTGGCTTCATCGAGCGAGACGGCGCCGAAAGCGTTCGGGTCGAGCTTGCCCTCGCGGATGCTCTCGTAGTTGGTCAGGAAGTGCCGCACTCCCCCGCCAGTGAGGTCGTCGATCTCGGCCGTGGTGCGGATGAACCGCACATCCATGGAAAGGTTCTGCGCCTCCTTGATGAAGCCGTGCCGCACGCCGAGCGGCACCACACAAAGCGACGGACTGCCGGTGTGTTTCACCAGCTGCCGGCACCATTCCAGCTGCATCGCCGTCTTGTGCAGCCCGAACGCTGCGAAGATCGCCGCGCAGCCGAGCCGCAGCGACCAGACCGTGAGATCCTTGCAATGCGGCTTCAGGTACGGATGCAGCGCCTCGCGCCCGACCTCGATGCCGCGCAGCGGCGCGGTGACGATCTTGCCCTCGATGAAGGCGTCATAGGACGGCCAGTCGATGGCGAGGTCGTCCGCCTCCGCCAAGGCTTCCGCCACCGCCGAGGCTTCGGCGGACAGGTCGGCGGACAAGTCGCCTGGGCAAATTTGCCCAGGCTCGGCCGATGCAGGAATTTGCCCAGCCTGATCCAGCAGCACCCGGCCCGCGTCGGTCAGCACCAGGCGCTTGGTGGTCGCGTGCGCAAGACCTTCGCCCACCAAATGGCGGACCATCTCTGCATCGACTTCCTGTCCCGCGTCGATCGCGTGCAGGGCGGCGATGGTGTCGAGATCAGGCGAGGCTGCACCCCCGACGCATGGAGCGTCGGCAGGTGCAGCCTCTGGCAGCGGAGCGTTGGCGAGTTCGCGATTGTCGCCGGTTTTGGGTGCGCTCCGTCGTGATCGCTTTTTTGCCGGGCCATGGTGCCCGGCCTGCGATCCGGCAGACCCTTCCTCTCCGATTGGATTTCCTCGCCCGTCGACCTTGTCCGGCAGATGATCGAACGACTGCCAGTGCGCCTCGATCGCGGCGTCCATCTTTTCGTAGGAACCCCATTTGTATTCGAAGACGTGGCCGCAGGTGCAGGTGCCGACCGTCTTCTGCTCGCCATTGATGATAGGGTTAGTCATCGAGAAGGTGTGACCGGCCGGGAAGACCTTGCGGGCGCGATGAGCCGCACACAGCTCGCGAATGACGGGATCGCTGATTTGCCGATCAGGATTAGCTAATCCATCGCGGGATTCAGCAGCTTGCGGCGTGGCCGGAATTCCGGCCACGGGTTTCAGCGACGTCGCCCAATCGATGACGGCATTGGCATAGGAGTCGGTCCACTTGACGCCCTCGCCCTCGCGGTTGTCGCGGTATTTCAGGGCGCGCGAGATCAGCGAGTTGCAGGCCGCCGTGAGCGCCTCGTCGCGGCTGGCGTGCTGCAGGCCGTCGAGATGAAAGCCCGGCGGCTGCGCCAGCCACTGGCCGTCTTCCAGCTCGAGCACGCCGATCCGCGTCAGCGGATTGCGATAGTTCTCGGCCGGGTGATGGAACACCTCGCCCTGGTCGTCGCGGAAGAACGCTGCCCCGGCGCCGAGCGGCGGCTCGCCGGCGGCGTTGCGCAGCACGGGCGGGGCCTTCTCGGCGGACATGGCGGCTGATGAGGTCATGCCCGCAGCTCCGCGGTCAGGGAACGGATCAGGTTGGCGCTGTCGGCCCAGCGCGCATGGCCGAGCCAGGCGGCCAGAAACCTGCGCAGCCGCTCGTGATCGCCGGCGGCGCGATAGGCTGCGATCTTGCGCCGCGCGCGCACCACGCTGTCCTTGCGCAGCAGCTTGTGGCTGGCCCAGATGCGATAACCGAGGAAATTGACGCCCCGCGAGACCGGCGCGACCTGCCATTTGGAGAACCGCAAGCCGAGCTCGCGGGCGGCGAATTGCTCGAGCGAGGCCTTCACACGATGCAGATGCTCGGCGCTGCGGCCGAGCACCACGATGTCGTCCATGTAGCGGTACCAGCATCGCTCGCCGAGCGTCTGCTGCAGATGCCGGTCGACGGTGGCGCCCGAATACAGGTTGGCAAAAATCTGCGACGTCAGGCTGCCGATCGGCAGGCCGGTGCCCGTGCGCGGCAGCATCGCTTCGATCAGGCGCAGGGTCGCGCGGCACGATATCTTGGCCTCGATCAGCCGCCACAGCACCGACCGCTCGATGGAGGCGAAATAGGCGCTGAAGTCGGTCTTCAGGAAGTACAGCGGGCCGCGCCTCGCCTCACGGCGAAGCTCGCTCTGCAACTGCACCACGCCGGCATGCGTGCCCTTGCCCGGCCGGCAGGCGAAGGCGCGTGGCAGCAGCGTCCGTTCGAAGATCGGGCCGATGACCAGGCACAGCGCCTGCTGGGCGACCCGGTCGCGAAACGGCAGGGCCGAGATCAGCCGGCGCTTCGGATCGTGGACGTAGAATTCGTGCGGCGTGCCCTGGACGTAGGTCCCGGCGGCCATGTCGCGCGCGAGGTCGGCCAGGTTGAGCGCGCCGAATTCCTTGAACTCGAGATAGCCTGATGACAGCCGCTTGCCGCCCGACGTCAGGCGCAGGGCCATCTCCATCGTGCGCGGCGCCGTGATGCGGGGGATCAGGTTGCGGTAGCGTTTGGTCATGACAGGCTTTCGCGAGCGAGCGCCGGCCGCGGGTATCGACGAGCTGCAAACGCTACGCGCAGCTGCTACGCCCCGCTCTGCCGGACCTTGGAGTGTGTTCGCCGAAGCGGGACAGGCGGGCTGACCAAACCAGGTTGGCCGGCCGACACGGCCTTGACCGATGCCGAGCCCAAAACTGCGCTGGTCACTGCGGCCCCGGGCGCCCAGGTTCTCATTCGAATTGTCGGGCCAGTGGTTGACGATCGCGCAACGCGAGCCGGCGTCGCGGTCGTTCCACCAGTTGCCGCCAAGGATGGACGCCAAGGGCTGCATCATTTCCCCGCCTGCCCCCTTTGCAGGCGATCAGCCTGCAAAGAACCAGCGCCGCGCGCCCGTCGCGATGCCTCGGCATCGTCGACACCTTGCGCGCGAGCGCGTGTAGAGTGAAGCTTCCGCTGCCAGGCGTTGAGCATCCGACCCGGTTCAGCCAGCATCGCGAGCGCGACCTGATGCTGCTTCGGGCTGAGAATTTTCACGTTGCCGCCGGAGAGGAAGCGAAGATGGGACCGCAGCGTCGCGAACTCGGCATCGACGGCGTAGAGCCGCGACACCTGCTGCGATTTTGCGGCATGGTAGAGGCCGCCGACCGGCGCAAACAGCGCGGCCAGCACGACGTCTCTGAGGACGCCGTGCCGCCGCGGGCTGTTTTGCAGGATCGGGTAGAGGTAGCTCACGAAGGCCTCGTATTTCTCGACGATCGCCAGAGCATCGGTTGCAGTGTTTTCGTCTCTGACGATCATGTTGCGGTCTTGGTTTCTCCCTTGCGCCGTTCGCTAGCGCCGTCGCTTTAGCTCCGGCTGCTGGGGCGCAGAGGCGCTGCTGCCGCAGCGCCTAGGCAAGTTGCAGGTGGTCACTGCGGCCCCGGGCGCCCAGGACCCCATTCGAAACGCCGGGCCAGCGGTAGACGACCGCGCAACGCGAGCCGGCGACGCGGTCGTACCACCAGTAGCCGCCAAGGACGGACGCCAAGGGCTCGGGACTGCCATCATGACCCCAGATCCACATATTGCCGGTCGCCTGCATGCCGCCGACGCGGCTGGTACGGCGCGCGTCCAGACCTGTGACCTTGGGGTCCGCGCCGCACGCAGTGCCTTCCGTTACGCCTTCGGCGAAGGCCCGAAACTCGGCCTTGCTCAGCAGGCCCTTGCCGTGATGGCCGAGCACGGCGCGCGCGGTTTCATAGTCCAGCCTCTGAAACGGCTTGCCGCGCGGATCGACCGGAGGATCGCGGCCATCGGCGATGGTGACGCCGAACCTGCTCGTTCCATCCGCCAGGTGATTGACCCCGAGCAGGTAGATGTCGGCCCAGAACTTCTGTCCGGACATCTCGACCAGCGCCATGCCGCGCGGATCCGGACAGGCGGGACGGAAATGCAGGTCCCAGAGCGAGCAGGGATTGATCGCAGGCTGGTCATCGCCGCCGGAATTTTCAGCCGCGTTGCCGCCGGGCGCGAAATGGAATCCGCCGATCGCGCCTTCGCCGGCCGGGATGCGCCGCGCGCGCCATGCGGTCGCGACGCCGTCGACGATCGTGATGGCGTAATCCGCGCCGGCCACGAGCTCGTGACCGGGGGCGAATTTCACCTCGGACCGGGTTTCGAACACCTGCCCCGCGATCACCGTGCCGGCCCGAACGGCGAGCGAACGCGGTCCGGTCACGATGAAGGCCGGCAGCTCATCGGTCGTCTTGGTCAGAGTGCGCGATGGCCGTTCGATATTCCTCGCATGCGACGTCATGTGTCATGTCTCCAGGGGAGTGCCGGGCTTCCCGCCGGCCGGGTCACTTTCTTGTTCACCCCAACCAACCTTGTTGAGGAATTCAGCGGCGGCGCTTGCAGCATCGGCGAGTACGCCTTTGCCGTAGCCGGCGCGGCTGGCGAACGGCTTCAGGTGCTTGCGTGCAGCACCCAGCGTGATCTGGTAGTTGAGAATTTCGAGCCCGAGGCGCTCGATCTCGTTCGCCGCTTCGTGCTGGATCGGCGGCGTCTGGAATTGCCGCCAGCCGAACTCCGGCTCGCCGCTGGCAGTCGTCGGGCCGTTGGCGTACTTGCCGCGCAGACGGTCGACGAGCCTGTTGCTGATCTCAACATCCTTGCCGAGAAACGGATCGTGGATGGTGCGGGTTTCGCTCATTCCGCCGCCTCCAGAAACTCCGGCGCCGGCTCCGCCTCGCGGGGCGCGTAGTTGGCGGCGACGAGCGCAGCTGCGATCGGCGGGCAGACGCTGTTGCCGCACTTGCTGACCTGCTCGGTCTTGGAGATCGGCACGCCGTCCGGCTTGCGGTCGATGACGTAGGATTCCGGAAAGCCCTGCGCGCGGAACAGCTCGCGCGGGGTCAGCATGCGCATGCCGATGTCCGATATGACGTAGGTCACCCCGTCGATGTCGACGGTGACGACGCCCATGCGGTCCTTGGTGGTCGCCGTGTGCAGCGGCTCATCGAGCCGGGGATCCTGCTCGCTGCCGTAGTATTTCTGCATGAACGCCGCGGTCGTAGCGACGTGATTGCCTTCAGCAAGCACAGCAGGCGCCGGCTCCTCGATGCTGCGGTCGCGGCGGTCCTTGCCCTTCAGGATCGTCAGGCCTGCCGAGACAACGCCCTGTGTCGAACCCTTGCCGACGACGGTCGACACTGGCTTGCGCGCATCATGGCCCGGCTCGAGATAGTTGTGCTGCGCCAGGAAGGCCGCGACCAGATGCTGATGCGCGCCGCCGGCGGTGACCGTATGTGCCGGCTGGTCCGCGCCCTGGTGTGGCTTGCCCGCATTGCGCATGGTCATGAGGTGCGCAGCCACCACGCCGAGCGGCGCCGCGCCGCCCGGCCGCTTCTGGAAGGAATTCGCGGTCACGGTCGCGACCGGCTCGTCGGCGCCGCTGCCGACCGAGTTGGCGCGGAACTTTGTCAAATGCGGCGCGATGATCTGGTTCTGGTCCTTGGCCGATGCGGTGACCGTGTGCAGCGGCTCTTGCGCATCGCGCACGCTGCCGCCCTGCTGCGCAGCGCTGATCACCGGGGCGAGCAGCGAAGCCCCGTTCCCTGTCGGCACCACCACGGGCATCGGCTCTTCCAGAGAGCGCGTGCGCGGCTCCTGCCCATCGCGCTCGCCGTAGCGGGGGATTGTGAACGGCACAGCCAGCGCCTTCTCCCCGCGATGCGCGCCGGTCACGGTCGCGAGCGGCTCATCGACGGATTCCGTCCGCTCGCCGCGCCCGCGCGCGGGGCTGGCCCCGTTCGCGGCAATGTTCTGATGCGTCAGGTTGACGATGAACGGCCTGGCGGCATCGAGCACGTAGCGCTTCACGCCCTTGGCAATCCGCGCCATCGTCGCCGGCTGCAGCGGGCGCACGGCGCGCAGGCCGTATTTGGCCATGATCTCTTCGCTGCTGTCGAAGATCGAGGGGCACGGCAGCGACCAGTCGATGATCTCGGCCGCCGTGCGCCATGGCTTAAGCCGGCCCTGCTTCACCGCGTCCGACTTCGGATCGCCATGGCTCGGCTCCGGCCAGGCGATGGCCTCGCCGTCGCAGCGCGCGATCAGGAACAGCCGCTTGCGGATGGTCGGCGCGCCGTAGTCGCAGGCGCGCAGCTCCTTCCACTGCACCTCATAGCCGAGGCCTTCGAGCTCGCGCACCCAGCGCTTGAAGGTCGCGCCCTTCTGCACCGGACAGGGACGGCCGTCGGCGGCGAGCGGACCCCAGGTCTGGAATTCCTCGACGTTCTCCAGGATGATGACGCGCGGGGCGACCGTGTTGGCCCAGTGCACCACCACCCAGGCCAGTCCGCGGATTTTCTTCTCGACCGGCTTGCCGCCCTTGGCCTTGGAAAAATGCTTGCAGTCCGGCGAGGCCCAGAGCAGCCCGACGGGACGGCCGCCGGTTGCGGTCAAGGGATCGACCGACCAGATGTCGGCGGTCAGGTGCAGCGTGGCGGGATGGTTGACCTCGTGCATCGCAAGCGCCACGGCATCGTGGTTGATCGCGATGTCGGGCGAGCGGCCGAGCGCGATCTCGATCCCCGTCGAGGCGCCGCCGCCGCCCGCAAAGCTGTCGACGATCAATTCCACCTGCCCGGCGAAGCCTCCGGACCGACGGGCGCGGTCGGAAGAAGAGTGTTGGCGAAGCCGGGTCATGCCCGCGCCCTCGCATATTCGACGTCGTCACGGCGCGGCTTGATGCCGAGGCTCTTCGCGGTCGCCTCGTTGACGAAGCGGCCGGGCAGGATCTCGACCATCAGGTCGGCGTCGCGCCAGTAGCTGTCGCCGGGCTTGAAGCCGCGGCGCCGCGCGGCAGCGATCTGTTTGCGCAGTTGCTCGCTCACGGATGCCCCTCCGTCTTCGGCTTGCGGTTGCGGTCGAACTTGTCGCCCTCGGCAACGATCAGCGCCGCGCCCTTGACGAGGTCGCGGCGGTAACCTGCCGGCTTCCACCAGTCGCGTGACCATTGCCACATGTTCGGAGGCAGTCCGGGCTCGGCTCCCGCGTGATAGGCATAGGTCGCGCCGGCGCGCGCGAGTTCTCCGGATGGATGCTCGGCATCATCATGCTCGGCAGACCAGCCTTCGACATCCTGCTGCCGCTGCCGCTCCGCCAGCACGGCCATCGCGAACGGCGACAGCCTGACCCGCCATCCCATCATCTCGAAGAACCGCTCCAGCAGGTAGCCGCGGCCGATCGAGACGGCCGTCATGATGGCGGCGAAGGTGAGGTTGGCGGCGAGCGGCACCGGCACGCCGAGCAGCAGCGGCAGGATCAGCCATTGCAGCAGCAGCGACAGCGCAAAGCCGACCGCGGTCGAGATGACGCTTTTCAAGAGCGAGATCGAGCGCGATTGTTTCATGCGTTGCCGCCCTTGCTCTCCAGAAGCTGCTGCAGGAGCTGCTGGTTGCCGTGTTCGATATTCTTGATGACGATTTCCATCGCCTCCGCCGGCGTCAGCTTTCGCTGGTCCTGCATCGCGATCAGCTTGCCGAGCATGTTGGCGGCAACAGCCAGCAGCTCCCGCGACGACATCTTGCCGGCGTGCTTGCTGACCAGGGCGCAGATATCCCGATAGGCAACTTCGTGTTCGGGCTTGGCGAGGTGCAGGCTCATTCCGCCGCCTCCGCCGTTTCGGCGCTCGCCGGCGACGACGAAGACGTCGCGCCGGTTGAGGCCGCGACATCGCCTGGCGGCGATGCGCTGACGACGTCGTTGCCCCAGACGTCCCAGTCGGGAAATTCCGCCTTGAACGCGGCCTGGTCCTCGATCCGCCCGAACATCTCGAGCTTCGGTACGCCGGGGAAATAGCCGTCGATCTGCTTGCGGAAATCGGCCGGTTTGGCCGAGTGATCGCCAACCGGAAGGTCGAGGACCGACATCGCCTGCGTGCCCATGGTCGGCGCCGGCACGTCGCCGCGCGCGCCGACCAGCAGCAGCTCGTGGCAGTCGATGAACCAGAAGCCGGTGCCGCGGTTGAGATTGCCGGTCGAGGCCCGTTTGGCCCAGATCTGGTGGGAGCGATACCGCCCCTCGCCGACCGCCGGCAGGATCCTGCCGTCCGCGCCGCGCAGCAGCCGGCTCGCTTCATCGCGGCGGCGGACGCTGGCAAAGCCCCATTCGGCGAGCAGGTCGAGCTGATCCTGCAGCGAGTTGGCCCATGCCCACATGAACACGGCGCAATCCGGCTTGGCGCGCGCCTGGATCATGTCGCGCAGGCCCGCGAGATATTCGAACGTCTCGACCCGGTAGTGGTTTTCCGGCGACTTCTCCGCGCCCGTGGCGTCGGACCATTGCACGAATTTGCGCGGGATATCGATGTAGATCACCCCGACCTTCCCGCCGCCTTCGAGCAGCGGCGTAGCGTCGGGCTTGCGCATGTTGTCGAGCCGCCGCTCGCGCCCCGCCGCCTGTTTTTCCGCGCGCTGCTTTTTGGCGACTTCCTTGACCGCCTTCGGATCGGCCGCAGCGATGATCGCCTTCTGCTCCTCGATCGACAGCGCGGCGATGTCGGCGGCAGCCGAGACCGCCAGCTCGCCCTTCTCCACGGCTTCGATCACTTCGGGAATGGCTTCCCGCTGCACCTTCGCCGCCGACTTCACGCTGCGATGGCTGACATTGAGGATATCGGCCGCCTCGGCCTGCGACACCGCCGGCGCTGCTTCGTCCGGAGAAACTGGGAAAATTCCCGCCTCGGCGGAGCCTGGGCAAATTTGCCCAGGCGAAGACGGGTGCCCAGGCTCCACCGGGGCGCGAATTTGCCCAGCGGCCGCGAGCCCCGGCAGCTGCGGCCCCGGCACGGCCTCGCGGCTGTGCTGGTTGTCGCCGAGCCGCAGCGTGGCGAGCTTGGCCGCCAGCATCGCGCGCTGGCTTTCGGTCAGGTGCCGGCGCTCGAGGTTTTCCGCCAGCACGAAGTCGAGCGCCTGGCGGTCGGTGCCGGTGAAGACGACATAGGCGACCGGCTTGGCGAGCTCGACCAGCTCGCGCTCGCGGTTGCGGCCATCAAGGATGGCCCCGCCCTTCAGCACGATCGGATGGTTCTGCCCCTCGGCGAGCGAAGCGCGGAACGAGGCGCGACGGTCTTCCTCGAGCATCGGAAACAGTTTTGCGATCGGATGATGCGGCGGGCGTGGCGCCCCCGGCATCAACGTCCCACCCGGCTGGATCGGCAGCGGCGCCATGGTCAGACGCCTCCGAAGTGACGGCGGCGGCGCAGCCGCCCCACCGGCGAATTTCGATCGGCGCGCCAGGCGTCGAGGAAATGGAACGCGATCAGCGCCGTCGCGACGATGGACAGGAACAGGGCGACGGATGCCCCGGTGGCGAGCGCCGAGATCAAGGCGTCGAGCTCGACGTCGTCGAGGCCGATGGCGAGTGCGATCGTGTCCAGCATCAGCAGGCCCTCGCGTGGTGGAGGATGGGGTGCTCCCGGCTTCGCTCTTCGAGCTTCGCCGGGCAGGTCGCCGCGGCGCGCTCGTCAGCGTCGAACGCCACGGCGGGCGCGAAGAAGGCGCCGGCCACAGCGGGCCGGCCGTCCATCACCGCCGCGGCGTTCGACATCGGGGCCGGTTCGGCCAGGGGAAAATCAGGGTCGACCCGGGGGTCGATCCATCGCGGCCGACGTGCAGCGAACAGCGCATGTTCTTCAGCAGCGCTGTAGGCACGCAGCGGCTCGAAGCGGCCGGGCCCAAAACCTTCGAGCGAACTGATGTCGACCACCAGCTTCACCGGCGCGGCCGCAGGTTTCGTGGCGACTGCAAGAGGGGCGGCGGCCAGCAGCCCGAGCAGCCCGCGACGGTTGACGGGCGCGCCGGTCATTGGCCGATCTCCGCCTGCAGCGCGTCGAGCTTGCGAACGGTCTCCTCGACCGATTTTCGCGCGGCGTCGATGTCGAGCTGCTTGCGGTACCGCACGAACCAGTCGGCGTCGGCACCGTCCATGACGGTGAAGAGAACCTCGCGGCCGAGCTTCGAGCGCAACAGCGCGACCAGGACTTCGTCGGTTTGCTTGCGGCGGCCATCGAGCAGCTTTTCACAGTAGGAAAGGCTCAAATCAGTCGCCAAGTGCATGTGCACATGCGGTTTTTTCTCCGGCAGCAAGTCCCGCAGTTTTTGCATGACGGGCGAAATCGGCCGCACAAGTCCGACATTTTCCCGCACAACTCCGGAAGCGCGCGTCTTGCTGCGGGAACCCGCGGTCTTAATCTTGCTGCTCATGTCCCAGCCTGTTCAGTTGCAGTTGGTTCGGAACGCGGACCCACACCGACCCAGTCGTTCGGGGTCACGTCCCCGTCCGTCAGCTCAAAAATCTTCGCCATGGCCACACTGTCGGGCTGACGCTCGCCGGAGCGGTAGCGGCGTACGTTCTCGCCTGACCAGCCGGCCCTGCGGCCGAATCCGGCATTGGTCTCGCCCTTGAGCGTCATCCACGCGTCGAATCTCATGGCGACCATGCCACACCATTTCGGTGTCGATTCGCAAGAGGGTCACTCCGCTTTGGTGTTTGATACCAACACCAAAATGGTGCCCCCTTTGAATATGAAGGGGAAATTCCCAAACGGCCTGGCGGAGGCGATCGAGCGGCGGGCAATCAGCCAGGGCGATCTGGCCCGCGCGGCGGGGACCAGCCAGCAACAGATCAGCAAGCTGGTGCAGGGCGAGCGCGAAATGACGGCCCTATGGGCCGAAAAACTCGCCCCAATTCTCAAGACGTCACCGGAAAAACTTGTCTTCCCGGGTCTGAGGACCTTCAGGGCGCCGCTGCTCTCCTGGGTGAGTGCGAGCCGCCTGGCGCATCAGGAAGGGGTCCGGAAGACGGACGTCCGCAAATACGTTCACGTCGCCGATCTCCCCAAGGGTGACTGGGTCGTCCTCGAAGTTCAGGGAGATTCGATGGACCGGGTGGCGCCCGACGGATCCTACATTTGCGTCAATCTCGCCGATCAGCGCGTCGTCAACGACCGGTTCTATGTATTTTGTACGGCGGAGGGCGAAGCGACGTTCAAGCGCTATCGCTCCGGCAACCCTCCCCGGCTACAGCCGTATTCTACAAATCCCGACCATGAGACGCTTCAGATGGCCGGTGAAATGCTGGTGCTGGGCCGCGTCGGCCGGGTAATCCATGACCTGAATTGAGCCGGCCAAGCCACCTTGCCCGCCGACACCCCATTCCGGTGTTGACTTAACACCAATTCGGTGTGATTTTATTTCCCGTGAAATGCGGGAGAATCACAACCTCCCGGCTTGTGTTCGGGAGAGATCAATGCGGCGAACGGTGCTCGGAGCGATAGACGCGGTAGGTGCGTACGCGCCCGACCGCGATCCCAAGTCCCCAGATGATACTGCCGCCGATCAGCGTAACGCCGGCTTCGATCTGCTGAAAGACGGTCTTGGCAGCCACATAGACCAGCACGGCGTAGATAATGGTAAGAACCAGCATCGCCATGCTGATCCGGCCCCCCGCAGTGATCGCAACGTCCTCGACGATGATTGCCAGCTCGCGCGACGCCAACTCCTCCTCACGCTTGCGCCGCCGGCGGTCGATTGCCTTGCCGGCGACGACCGTGATCAGCAACGCGATGACGACCATGATCCAGAATGCGCCGACAGCAAGATGTTGGTCGGTAATGAGAATACTCAAATCAGGCCCTCCCTTTTCGGGGCGAGCCTAGCATCGTTACAACCCGCGCGGGAGGCTCGCTAGATGCCTCGCCGCAGCCGCAGCACCGACCTTTCCCCCCGCGATTTTCGCAACGCCCTGATCGACCACGGCTTTGCCTTTCTCGGCCGCTCGCTCGACCGCTATGTCGACATCCGCCACCGCAAGGTCGGCCGCTATCTCGACGCCGTGCTCGACGGCCGCGGCAGGATCCGGCGGCGCGAGACGCTGCAAGCCCTGCTCGCCGCCCGCAAGGGGTTCGAGGCCGAGGAAGCCGCCGCGCTGGCCAAGAGCCTGCGCCAGGCCGGCATCGCCGCCGCCATCGCCCCCGTCGCCCTCACCCCCTGCCGCGCCGACCTCAGCGAGGAAGCCGCGATCGCCCAGCTCGCTGACGACTTCCTGCTCGGCGTCACCGCAAGCGAGCACATCACCTTCGCTTCGCTGCTCCAGAAGGGCTGGCGGCCCGAGCAGCTGAAGCAATACGGCCCGGCCGCGCGCATCGTTGCCGACCGAAGGCAGGTGCTGGAACTGAACGCGATGGAGGTCGTGGCATGAAAAAGCGCGAGCCGATTCCGGTATTCGAAGGCACGGCGGCAGAATTGCGCGCTCTGCTCGACGCGCGCGCGGTCTACGCCCGCCGCGTGTTCGACGCGATGATGCGCGGCGACCATGACGGCTGCGCCGCGGCGCAGGCCGAGATGCGCCGCGCTTTCCCGGACGGGAGGCTGTGATGCGCACGTCCCTGCCCTCAGAACGCATCCACGCCGCGGCGCTCGCGTTCGAGCCGACCGAAGCCTCGATCCGCGAGCGCTTCGCCATGGCCGCCGGCGCGCTGCAATGCGTGGCCGCGATGCTGCCCGACGGCGAAAACCACGTCGTGCACTTCAACGGACGCTGGGCGCATCTCAGCTCGCATTCGCTCCGCCGGATCCTCGACCTCGCGGGCCAGGCGCTGGACATGGACCGCTGCAACGGCTGCACGCCCGCCGCCGTTACCTTTCGGGCTGTGGCGGACACCGGCCGCTGCCCGGAATGCGGCACCACGACGGATCATCATTCGCCGGAATGCGGCGCGTCGTGGTCGCCGGATTACCGCCGGCAGCCGGAGCGCAAGGCACCCGAATCTCCCGGCAAGCCGGACGCGCCGGAAGCACCCGACAAGGCGTTCGACGCCATCGAGCGCGAAATCTCGCGCCCGATCGGCGCGGACAGCGGCCCGCGACCTGTCCGCCGAAGCCTTGGCGAGGGCGAAGCCGGATGAAGCTCGCAGAGGACGACGGCATTTTCCTGCGCCTGCTGGAATTCAGCCCCTTCCAGCAGCGTCCGGGCGGCTGGCGATTTGGCACCAAGCGCATCTCCGACGGTGTGGTCGAGCGCCTCATCGCCAGCGGCGCCGCCCGCCGCGAGGGCGCGCTGCTGCACCCCGTTCCACCTCCGAAAGGAAAACGCCGATGAAGCAATTCCACTGTCCGACCTGCGGCGGCATCACCAAGCATTGGCACCTGCACGACACCGCGCACGGCGTCCCGGAAACCCACATGGCCGGCTCCGAGCGCTTTGTCTGCAAGCCCTGCGGACGGACGACCTTCGCCCACAGCGAGGGCGCCGAAGCGTTCCCCTTCGTGCTCGACGGCCGCGAGCGGCGGGTGCTGGCGGCGTGAGTCGGCAAAACCCCTACACCCAGCGGGCGATCGAGCGGGCAATCCGCGCGGCGCAGGCTGCGGGCCTGACCGTCACCGGCGTGCAGCCGGACGGCACCGTGCTGACGGCGTCACCGGGAAACCCGCTTTCCCCCGGGCGCGTCCCCTTGACAGCCCGGCCGGGCCTCCGCGACGCTCGCGAGAAGCTGGGTGCCCACTAGACCGCGCCCGGCTCTGTCGCTCGTTGCCAGCGGGGGCACTTTGGGCCGGGACACCATCCGCTATTTTCTCTACCTCAACGGCCGCTGGCGCTGGCGCCCGACCAAGGCGATGCGCGGGCAGGGTTTCGGCCTCGTGACGATGGGGCGCGGCGGGCCCGACATCGACGGCGAAGGCCGCCCCGCAGCCAGCGCCGCAGACCAGCAGCGCGCGATCGACCTGAACCGCGCATGGGACCGGGTGCGGAGCGGACAGCTCCCAGCGACCGCCAGAACGACGCTGAAGCACTATCCGGAAGGAAGCGTCGGTGACGGCTACCAGCGCGCCATGGCGCTGCGCAAGGCCCAGCGCGTCGCCAAGGGCGTCATCTGGACCAGGGAGCAGGAAAAGCGCGACAGCTGGCCCCGCGCCTGGAAGTGGCTGGAGGGCAAATTCGCCGACTGCGATCCGCGCACGATCGAGCCGGAGCACTTTTTGCGGCTGGATCCTGTCACCGGCGAAGCAAGGGGCCTCGTTCCGGAGATCGAGGCGGCCGTTTCCATCACCGAGCGCCACATGACGGTCAAGGTCTGGCGCGCGCTGTGGAAGAAGATGGCCGCGATGAAATATTGCGATCTCGATGCAGATCCGTCGAAGTCGTTCCCCAACACCCCGCCGAAACCGCGCGACCAGCTCTGGCAGCGCCGCGAGGTCCTGCACCTGGTGCAGGTCGCATGGCGCCATGAATATTACGGCCTTGCCGCGCTGATGGCGGTCGCCTGGGACTCACAGCTGTCGCCGGTCGACAACCGCTCGCTGACGCTTTCGCTGGCGCGGCGCGATCCCGCCGGCGTGCACTTCGCGCTGCCGCGGGCAAAGACCGGCAGCCCGGCCGCGGCCACGCTGACGCAATGGTCGCTGGCGATCCTCGTAGCCTACCTCAAACGCTTCGGCGCCGAGCTGATGGACACCACGCCGCTGTTCTGGACCCGCGGCGGCAGGCCGGTTTCGCGCGCAGGCGCCACCGGGCAATGGGGCGGCGACCACGGCGGCGGACGCCACATCGTGCCCCGGCCGTACAGCAAGAGCGCGCTGAACCAGGATTTCCGCACGGTGCGCGAGCTGGCGTTCGGCAAGGGCGAGAAGCGCCAGCTGCAGGACATGCGGCGCTCCGGCGCGGTCGAGGGCGATGCCGGCGGCGCCAGCGTCGAGGATCAGGCCAACAAGATGGCCAACACGGTCGACCGCAACAAGCAGCTGCGCAAGACCTACAACCCCGTCAATGTCGCAAGCGTCCGCCGTTTCGACGAGGCTCGCCTGGCGGGCGCGAAAAAGCTCGAGGAGGCCGAACGGAAGGGCGACAGAAGTGTCACAATTGCGACCCTTGTGACACTCGTGAAATCAGGAACCTGACGTAAGCCATTGAAAAAACTGGCGCGAGAGACGGGACTCGAACCCGCGGCCTCCGCCGTGACAGGGCGAAAAATCTTGAGCCTTTTTAAGGGTTGGTGAGAAACCCGCCCCCGGGGACTGGCCTCCCCCGCATATAAAGTGTCACAACGGCCGCATGGCCGAACAGAACGCCGTCCGCATCGTTCTCCACCAGCCGGAAGGCATCCCCGACTGCGGTTCCTTCGAGGCGATCTGGCCGGACGGGCATCGGTTCTTCTACTGGGACGATGTTCCGGGAAGAAGGCTGCGGCCCGATGCGATGACCCGGGACCAGGCGCTGGAGGCGGTGAAGGCGTTCGCGCGGGTGAAGATGGCGAAGCTGACCGCCAAATGACCGCCGATTGGCAGACAGCGGACCCAGCCCCTATATTTCCAGCATGCCCATCAAGCCGCTAGAGTTGCCGCAGGAGGTCGCCCTCGCCTTCGTCGAGGACATGCGGGCGTTCTTCGCGGCCAAAAACCAGCTCGAGGAAGACGAGATCGCGGCCGCTGCAGGCTGGCGGCTGAAGCAGCATCTGCCGAAGGGAACGAAGCTGCGGCTCCCCGACGTCAAGCAGCTGTTTCTGCAGATGCGGGACCACGCCGACTGACGCAGCGCCGTCAGAACGGAATATCCGACATCACCGGCCGGAACGCCGGCACCGCTGGCACCGCACGGACGCCGCGCTGGTTGGCCATGTTTTCCGAAGGCGTCAGCCATCGCAGCTGCCGATCGCCGGCATCGTTGCGGCGGCGGTTGTCGAGACTGTCGCCATTGGCATGGTCGACGAAATGGCGCAGGGACGGCCGTGCCAACCCCATGCGTTCGAGGATGATCACGCGGTGCATCAGAATGGTGACGTTGCGCCCGCCCTCGCGAACCGAGCGCCGCGCATAGACCAGCCCGCCATGCATCGGATGCGAGACGGCATAGGTCCACTTCCACTGCATCAGGAAGTCGTAGTCCTCGGGAGAAACCTTGACCGCGTATTGCGTGCGCGCGCCGGCGATGATGGTCCGATAGGGCTGCATTTCCCGCAAAAAAATATCTTCGGAGGATACGAAACGGCTTGCGTTACGTACACTTGTCGTGTACAGTATTTGCAGCGTTGGGATTGGCCCGACGCTTCAACAAGGAAAGAGCCTTACGATGTTTTTCAAGACTGACCCGATGAAGCAGATGCAGTCCCACCGCGATGCGGCCGAGCGCATTGCGCTAACCCATCTGGAAGGCCACGCGGTGGCGGGCACCATCACCAAGCAGATGCTGTTCGCCGTCGCGAAAGCGATCAATCACGATCCGAACGAGCTGATCGAGATGATCCCCGACCGCAGGCGTCCCGCGCGCCACGCCAAGGCGATGGACGGCCTTCGCAAGATCGGCCTGATCGGGGAACGGCAGACCTTCTCCGACTTCCAGCGGTACGAGGATAACCGCTAAACGACGACGCGGCCCCCGGCGACGGGGGCCGCACTCCTCGAAAAGTCCGGGACCGGGAGAAATGCCGTGACCAGCGTGTACAATCTGCTTCGCGAGGCCTGCGGCATTTCGCAAACCGACGCCGCCGAGCAGGTGCATGGCACCCGGCTCGACACGGTGAAGTCGTGGTGCAGCGACCGCCGACCGGCCCCGCAATGGGCTATCAACGATCTGCAGTCGCTGGCACGACGGATCCGGAAGGCCGGCGCCGACTACGCGGCGCAGCTGAAGCGTACGCCCGGCGGCGCCGTCACCATCCTGACACCGCGCGACGACGACGACGCGCGCCTCAACGGATTTCCCTCGCTCAACGCCGCCAACCAGGCGATCGCGATCGCAATCTCGCTGCTGCCCGACGATGCCGAGGTCGCGCTGGCGCCGCGGCCCCGCGGCGTCACCGCCGGCATGCCGGCGCTGGAGGACGACATCGTGATCCCGACGCCGACCGACCGCACGGTGCTCGACGAGATGACCTTCACGAACGGCCGCTTCCATACCCAAGGCAATGTCAACCGCCGCAAATACGAGCGGCTCGAGGACATCGGCTGGCTGACCCACCACTGCCCCAGTCTCAGCGATGTCGATTACATCCTGACGCCGGCCGGCCGGATCCAGCGCGCGCTGCTGGCGACCGCCGCGGCCGTGGCCGCCGACGTCCCGGCGCCGCGGGGAGATTTCCCGAACCAGGTGACGGCCAGGCCGCGGCGCTTCGTGCCGCCGCGGATCGCGCCAGGCGAGAAGCTTGGGGTCGACGAGCTGGGCGTCACCATCGACAAGGTCGAGGGCGACGTCGTCACCGCAAGGAATGCCGAAGGCGACGTCCTGCTGCTGAGCGCGCCGCCGGCGCTGCTGCCCTCAGGTCGATGACGCCGGCAATTCGGTCCGGCTCAGTTGCCGCCAATGCCAGAGCCAGCGGCAAACGACAGGCTCCGGCTCGCCCAGATGCGCGGCAATCTCCGCGCTGTTGTAGCGGCGGGCCCACATCTTCAGGGCGATGGAATATTTGCGGAACAGCTCGCGCTCGAGGTCGTCTTCCCGCTTCGGGGTCGCAGGGGGGGGTCCTGGCCATCAGAAGCAGGCCCCCGCGGCCGTCGTGCAGAGGCGCACCGGCGCCGTTGCGGTCCAGTACATCCACCATGCGAAGGCAACTGCCGCGCAGATGATCAGGATTTTCATGATGCGAGAAGCAGGTCCGGGCATCGGCGCGGACCCGCCTCGTTTCCCTTCAGGTCGCAGCTGGCGCCGGCTTAGGCACCGGATGGAAATCGACGTAGTAGTATTCGCCGATCACGAGCTGTTCGCTCGCCTTCGGATTGTCGATGACGTATTCGGCGTGGCCGCTCGGGGTCGCCTTCTGGAAACTCGCGTCTTCCTTGGCAAGCTTCTCGTCATAGCTGCAGCTGAAGAACGCCTTACGGGCGCCCCAGCTCGTGGAAACCACGTCGTCGAGACGCATCTTACAGCGGATGGCCATCGGCTCATCTCCTCTTTCTCGAAAGCCGGATACCGTCCGGAGGCGGACTCAGGGTTACGCGTCAACGCGCTTGAGAAAATCGGCGACATGTGGAGCGATGTCGGAAGCTTCCGATTTGCTCTCACCAGGACGCCACAGCAATTTGCCATCGCGATCACCGGCGTCCCAATCCCTCGCGATTTCGTCAGCGATATCGTCTGCGTCTAGACCGCAGAAGATTCCTGAGACAGCAAAGGCACCGCGCTCGCGCGCGGCGTCGAGATAGCCGAACACGCGCTTGCGGATCGACCTCACGTCATGCTCCCCGGCATGAAACACCGTATCGTCAGCCCGCCATATCCCCACAGCGGCCATACCATGGTGCGGCCCGCGCGGTTCGGCTCGGTGATGACGGCGCTGTCTTCGACGTCGACCCAGATCATTTCGATGCCGGCGGGCGGGACCGGCTGTTCCCTGGTTGGGACGAACTGGTGACGCGGGACGCGCACGCGGTAGCCGTTGCCCGTGGGTTCCCAATCGACGTCGGCGAGCGCCCAGCCGTCGGCATCCGAACAGCACGGGCCCTTGCCGGATTTGAGCGAATCGAACCAGCCCTTCAGCGGCGAGCCGGCATGGCGGCCGTCAAGGTCGCGGCCCAAGGCCATGTGCCAGGCCAGCGACACGGCCAGCAGCACCACGACCAGGCCGATCATCATTTCAACGGGCCGCAGTTTCATCTCGAAATCTCCGCAGTGACATGGCCGATGCCGGAGGCCGCAAGCCCGATCGCGCGCGCGGCGCCGGCCGACAGATCGAGCACGCGGCCTTTAATGAACGGCCCGCGATCGTTGATCCGGACCGTGACGGTGCGGCCCTTGTGGGTGACGCGCAGGCGCGTGCCGAACGGCAGCGAGCGGTGCGCGGCCGTCATCGCGTGTTCGTCGAAGCGCTCGCCGGAGGCGGTCTTGCGGCCGCTTTCGTTGCCGTAGAAGGAGGCGATGCCGGCGAAGGATTCTGCCTTTGCCGAAGAGGAAACGCAGCAAAGCGCGGCGCCGAAGAGTGCACGTTTCATTTTGTCGGTGATGAAAGGCGACTATTTCAGGAACTTGCCCACCAGCGCCGCCACCCCGGCGCCGACGAGACCGCTGACGGTCGCGACGACGGCATGAATGACCTTGACGCCGCCGTACATCCGGTTGCGCTCGTTCTCCAGCGCGCGGATGGCTTCCCACGCCCGGCGCTGATCGTCAGCCAGCCGGTCATTCTGCCGGCGCAGATCGGCAATCTGCTCGTTCTTCAGGTCCTGAATCTCCCGGGTGATCAGGGCCTCGATGCGCGTAACGCTTTGCTGAAGCGTTTCAATCTGCGAGATCATTGCCGGAATCCGTTCAGCCGACATGTTGCCCTCTATCGCTGGATGGTTGGGCGACTACTGCTTCACCGGCGGCTGCGGCTTGGTCAGGCCCGATATCCCGTCGCGCACGACGTTGACGCCCATCTTGATGACCTGCAGCGCGGCGATCGCGCCGGTGGTCCAGGCCGGGTTGATGAACGATCCGCTGCAGTCGAACGATCCGACGACGGTCGCGGTGCAGCCGGACCACAGCAGCGTGACGGTGCCGAGCGCCAGCACGAGGCTCGCCACGTTGGCGATGTTGTGGAAGAGGTTCGAGTTCATGATCGTTCTCCGTTCGAGAGTGATGACGGCACCTAGCCGCCGTGGGGGTTCTTCAGCACGGCGCGACCGCAAATCTCGCAGCGCTCGCGCATCTGTTGCGGCACCCAGTGCCAGTTGAAATGGCAGATCAGGATGCCGATCGCGATGCCGGCGACGACGCCGATCGCCGGCCATGCGTACTTCAGGTTGACGTAGAACTGCGACAGCGAAAGACCGTCGGCGTCCGCAAGCGCCAGGCCTTCCAGCACGGCGAAGCTGACCGCCACCGCGGCCAGCCATCCGACCCAAACCCAGGGCGAGCGGACGCGCATCAGTCGAGCCGGCCTTCGGCGAAGCGGCGGCGGACTTGCTGCATCATCCAGACGTTCTGCTCGGCGCTCCCCTTGTACTCGCCCTCGCCGCCGAGCTCGTTGTAGAGGCCGCCGCGATAGTGGAACATGTTCGGAATCCGAAGCGCGGCCAGAGTGTCGGTGAGCGAGTTCTTGTCGAAGTCCTCGATGCCCAATTCCTGAGCGCGCTTCGCAAGCGCCGCGTCGATTTCAGCGGCGGACGGAAGCGGCGCCGGCTCCGATGTGGGCTGCGGCTTGCAGCACAAATGGAGGATGGCGTTGATGATGGCCCTGAAGATGATCATGGTAGTCTCGCTTTCGTTGTTGAGGGTTCACAGTCCGCACGCCGCGATGGCCCAATCGACTTGGCCCTTCGTGTAGTTGCGGTCTTTGGCTTTCTCGTAGACGCCGGCCCTGCCGATCGTGAGCATGCCGATCTTCAATTGCGCGCATTCGCTTGCCGTCGGCTTTCGGACGGGCCGCGGCTTCGCTGGCTCACGCTTGGGTAGCGCCTTCGGCTTGGCCTCGATCTTCGGCCGCGGCTGCGGCAGCGGCGCCGCCTCGACCTTTGCCGGCGGCTCGATCGCCGGCAGCGGCGCTGCCTCGACAGGAGCGACCGGCGCGGTCAGCGGTGCAAGCGCCGGCGGCGCCGGGACATGGACGAACCGCACCTCCACCGGCAGCACGGGCGCGCTGGCCCGGCCGCCGACGAAGCCGGCGCCGCCGGACGCTGCCGACAGCAGCGCGCCGACGATCAGAAGCGCCCGCGCCTGGTCGTCGATCACTTCGGCTGGTTCCGCTGCGTCAGCAGGGAAAGCACGGTCGTCACCGCGCTGAGGACCGATCCGATCGTGCCGGTGACCCCGAGCCCGGCGACGCCGGCCGACAGGATCGGCAGCGCCTGCCCCGCGGTTGTGGCGCTTTCGCCCGTCATCGGACCCACGACGCCGAAGGCCTGCAGCAATCCGGTGGCGATCAAGCCGAGCATGCCGAGGCCAACGCCCGGCTTCTCCATGACCGAAGGCGCAGGCGTCACAGGCTGCGCGGCCGGCGGCGTGACAGGCGCCGCCGCAGGCGGCTCGGCGATCGGAGGCGTCGCCGGCAAGGCGCCCTTGATCGCGCTCACCAGCGCGCCGACCTGTGCTGCCAGTTGCGCCATCTCGGCGCGCATTCCCTGAATTTCCTTGATGACCTGTTCGTCGTCTGCCACGTCGGGCTCCTTTGGTTGCTCTGCCTGAAATTGCCGCGCCACGACGAGCGCGCTGTTGAATCGGTTGATCAGCCCGTTCCACAAGTTGGCGCGATAGCCGACGTCCTCGCGCTCGTAGTCCTCGCGCGCCTTGCGCAGCGCGGTCAGCATCGGCTCGACGTTCCCTTCCTGCCGGCCGATCGCGGCCATGGTGTTGGGACCGACGTCGCCGTCGACGCCGTCGGGACCGACCGTGTCGCCTCGGATCAAAAGCGCCCGCTGCAGGATCTTCGCCGCGCCCCTCGGCCCGCGGTTGAACGCGCATTCGCGCAGGTAGAATTCGATGCCCCAGGACGAGGTCCAGAGATCGGCGACGTCGGTATAGGCGGCGGTGAACTCGCCGACGAAGGCTTCCGCTTCCTGGAAGCGACCGGCCTCGATCATGGCCTTCAGTCTCGCGGCCTCGGCCGGGTGATAGCGCACGTTGATCCCGGCGACTTCGTAGGCGCCGCCGCCATCGTTGGCCGGAAGGTCGTAGACGGCGAGATGGCCGGCCTTGTCGCGCCGCGCTTCGGCCAGCGTGATGGCCTTGCCCATGCGCATCCTGACGGCCGCAGGCGTTCGAAGCGTCGAAGGCTGCGCGGCGAGTTCCGGCGGCCAGAAGAAGCCGACGACGCTAGAATCCCATGAGAACGGCGCCACGGTGACGGCGTCAGACTGGTTGCCGCCGAGAACCCACAACGTTCCGCCCGCGACGCGATCGAGCAGGCCGACATGGCCGCGGCCGGATTTCCAGCGAAAGACGACGATGCAGCCCGGACGCGGCGCGTCGAGGCGCAGGCCCCACGCAGGAAAAGAATTCGCCCACAGGAAGCGATCGGTATCCTTGTCCCCGAACGGCGGCCGGATGCCGTTCTTCGCCAGCGCATAGGCCATGGTGAGCCCGCACCAGGCGATGTCGTCGGACCTGTAGAGCGCGGCATAGGCCGCCATCTCCGGCCAGGTGCCGCCGATGAAGCTCGCCCAGCCGAGGATGGCCGGATTGTTCTCGCCGCCCGGGTATTCCCTGACGCCGGCGAGCTCGCGCATCGCGGCAAGCCACGGCAGGCCGGATTCAGGCATGGGGATTTCCTTCAATATTGCATTCGCGAATGGGTTGCGTTGCGGCTAAGATGCTCGCTTTCGACGGGAGCTCCGCATGCGCACATTTTTGTTGTTTGTTTTTCTTTCGCTGACGGGTTGCCAGACGGATGCGCCAGCAACCGCCAGCGGTTCGCCCGAGGTTACGATCTCCGGTGTTACACCCGAACAGGTCAAGCCTCAGATCGTCAGCGGCGCGCTCAACCGAGGCCTGAAGCTGAAGAGCGACAGCGCTTATCAACTCACTTTCGAGCGCCCTTGGGGAGGGCAGGTTGGAGCTGCACTCGTGGGAACTCTTGTCAGCACCGATGGATCGGCCGCAGTCGAGCGATTAACTTTTTCGATTGCAGACGTGGGAGGCTCCACCCGCATCGTTGCGGAGCGGTATATGGTCAAGATCGGTAGTTTCGGCCGTGAGGTAGTGAACCCCGCCAACAACGGGCTCGGACTTGAGCCGCTTCAAAGCGTTCTGGAATCTGTCACCGCGTCCGTAAGGCCAGCTACCGGGCCGAAGCGCTAAAGCACGCGCATGATGTAATTGCAGATGATCGTCGGCTGCACCGTAGCGAGCGGGGTGCTCGTACCGCCCTGCGGCGTGCCGGAGAACGTGATGTTGCCCGACGCCTGAACGAGATTACCGGTGCCGGGCTGGACGCCGTCCATGCCGCCACCGGCGGGAGGGTTGGCGGTCACAACCACGCCGCCGGATCTCAGAAACGGTCCGTTGGTGGAAACAAACGTGCCCCCGCCGGCGGGCGTATAGGGTGGAAAGTTCGCGGTGACCAGCGTTCGCGTCTGCTGCCCGGCCGCAGCTCCGAGCGTCCCGCCATCGACGCCACCGCCGGCCGCAGTCAGCCGGCTGGCCGATGCTTCCTTCATCGCCGACACCCGCCCGGCCTTGTCCGGCAGGTTGAACGTCGTCGAGCCGTCGCCGGCGCCGTAGGTGGTGCCGATCAACGCGAACAGCGCCGCATAAGTCGTGCGCGAAATCGCCTGCCCGGCCGGGAAGGCGAACGACGTGCTCGGCGTGGTGGCGCCCCAGTAGTCCAGGCCGCCGCCGAGCGGAATGCCGTAGGCATCGCCGCCGCCGAAGGCGTGCAGGTAGAACACGCCGTCGACGTGGTTGTAGAGCGCCGTATACGGCGTGCCTGATATCAGCGCGTTCGATTGCAACTCGTAGCCCGGCCGCGGCCGCAACGGTTTGGCGCCGAGGCCGTCGACGTTGAGCGTCACGGTCTGGCCGTTGGCCACATGCGGCGAGAAGGCGACGATCTCGCCATGCATCCGCGCCAGCGTGTCGAACTGGCGGTAGCTCGCGACCGTGTAAGCCGTAGCGCCGCCGCCGGTGACGATCGCGCCCGAGGCATCCTCGGCCTGCATGACGCGCGAGGCGAGCAGGCCGGCGAAGATCTCCTTGCTGCCGGCGCCGAACGTGCCCTTGGTCTCCTCCACCGTGGTCAGCGTGATCTCGTCCGCGCCGCTGTAGGTGACGATGCCCGACCAGAAGGCGACACCAGGCTCGACCACGCTGGCATAGGTGGTGTCGCCGACCGCCATGAAGGAGGCGAAGTCGTTGTAGGACGCATCGGGCGGGCCTGCGAGCGCATAGGGCCCGTTGCCCGAGGTGGTGGTGCGCTCGAGGATGCGCGCGCGGGGGCGGACGAAGGCCATTTTGCGGAAATTCTCCGTAAGTCGTGGACGGGACGCGAGAGCGGAGAGCCGCTAGGCCCGGACGGTGCAGACCATGCTGAAGCGAATGATCGAGGTGTTGGTGAAGTCGCCTTCGTTGAGATTGGTACGGGTGCCGGCGGCGTACCGCTGCAGCCCGACTTGCGTCGATCCAGCTGACAGCGACGCGAAGACATAGGTGATGGTCCCCGCGGCCATGTTTTGCGGCTGTATCGTCGCGACGGCGTCGAAGTCGATCGCGAACGGCAGTCCCGTGATGAAAGCATCGCCGGTCGAGCTGCCCTTGGCGGTCAGGATAAAGAGGCAACTGAGAAAGCACAGATCCCCCATCCGGTAGAATTGGCCGGACTGGGTCGAGTAGGTCATGCCGACGGCGTTGCTGCCGAATTTCAGCGCCGGCGTCCAGGCACCCTTGATAATGCCGGGCACCGCGGCCGGCGACTGCGTGATGACGACCGGCTCGACCGTGCGGCTGTTGCGGACCGCGGCGTTCGACACGGCCCCGCCGTGGACGCCGTCGCTGGTGTAGCCCGGCGCCTTCCAGATGCCGGATCCTCGGGAGGTCTCGTAGATGTCGGCAATCTCGATGTAGTTGCGCAAGGGCGCCGGCACCGCGCGGATGCTGGCGTTGAGCGTGACGCGCTCGCCGTTCCACGCGGCCGTGGTCTGATTGACGGTGGTTGCCCATGAGTCCGTCGAGGTGCTCGTGGGTTCCAGCGTGACCTGATAGATCGGCTTGTCCAGCAACAGCGCATAGATCGACTGCAGGTCGGCGAGCGTCTGCACCGCGGTCCGGCCGGTGAACAGGTCGTTGCGGCCGAGGCCCACGATGACGTGGCTGCAATATTGCTTCAGCGCCAGGCGCTCGGCATGGCCGTTGTTGATCCAGTAATTGGCGAGATCGCCGCGCAGCGAGGCGTTGATATAGGCCAGCGACGGGCCGATCGAGCGGGCCAGCGAGCCGATGTCACCGGTCGAGTCGTCGTGGGTATCGGTCGAGCCGTAGACGTTGCTGGCGCCGAGCAGCATGATCGCCGGCCGCTGGGTCATGGCGACGATCGCGGTCGGGCCGGTGCGGTATCCGGCCGTGGTCTGCACCACGGTGCCGCTCATGGTCTGGTCGGTCAGGCCGGAAGCCGCATACGTCATCGCCTCGCCATAGGCGTCGTCGCCGCCGCGGTCCTCGTAGGGGATGCCGGCCGTGTTCTGGTAGAAGAAGCGGACGAAGAAGAACGCGTTCTGCGGGATGCAGACCGTGACGGGGTCGGACAGCAACGAGGCACCGTCGGCAATGTTGCCGGTCGCGCTGCCGGCGAACTTGACCTGGGTGAAGGTGCCGGCCGGATATTCGATGGAGGCCGTGACCGTCGCCGCTGCACCGACCGCGGTTTCGCCGAGCACGCCGCCGACGTTGAAATCGACGTGCCAGTTGGGGATCTTGATCTGCAGCGACGAAATCGCGTCCGCTGCCCGGTGGCGCGAGCGGGACATCAGCTGCTTGGGGGTCGCGTTGAAGACGCGCGGGCAGAAGCAGCGGGTGGCGACCTGGCCGAGATAGGGCGGCACCGAGGCGAAGCCGAGCTGCTGCAGAGCGGCCGGCAGGCCCATGAAGACCCTCTTGACGCCGGAAGCCGAGAACGTGCCTTTGCTCTCGACGACGGCCGTCACCGTCACCTGGTCGGTGGCGCTGTAGGTCAGGATGCCCGACTTGAACGCCACGCCGTCCTCGACGACGCCGCCGATGGTGGTGTCGCCGACGGCCATGGCGGCGGAGAACGCGTTGTGGGAGACGTCGACCGCACCCGTGACGGCAAACACCGACTGGCTGTTCGACGTCGAGTATTCCATGACGCGGTCGCGCGGCCGAACGAAGCCCATCAAACCCTCTCCTCGATGCGGAGCTGCTTGCCGTAGATGTCGAAGACCGGCCCGAAGCCGACCGGCGTCTGGTCGGTGACGAGGCCGAAGATGGATTCCCGCGGCAGGTTGGTGCTCTCGACGTCGGTCATCAGCAGCACGTTGCGCTTCCTGCCCTTGACGCGGTCGAGCCGCTCGATCAGGCCGAAGCGCTGGCCTGCGGTAACGAAGTCGAACGACAGGTCGATCCGGCGATGGGTATCATCGTCGAAGACGAGGGTCAGGCCGGACGCGGTCTTCGAGACGCGGCTGCGGTCGACATGCTGGAAACCGCCGCCCGGTACGAAATTGTAGTCGAACACCTCGGACAGCCCGTCGAGGATCGTGCCGGCCTCGACATAGTCGGCGCCGGGGTCGGAGATGTCGAAGCGCAGGTAACGCCAGGAGGCCGGCGCCGCCAGCCGATGCAGGAAGCAGCCGTAGCCCGTGTCGAACGACGCCGCGCCGTGCGCCACCGTGCCGGTATCGAGGACGTCGCCGGCGGCGCCGGTCGCGTCGATCGAGGACAGCCGCAGGCGCACGCTGGCGGCCGCGCTGCAGGTCAGGCCGAAAACCGCCGCGGTGTCGCCGGTCGAGGCCGCACCCTTGTCGAGCACGAAGTAATCCGCGGACGACAGGCTGCGCCAGCGCTGCGACGGATGCGGCGTCAGCAGGTTCGAGGCCGGCATGGTCAGCGCCTGGCTCGAGGCCACGACGGTGCCGTTGTCGGCGTCGTTGTCGATGACGAGCGCGGCGTTACCCATAGGCGGCGACCTCGACGTTGTCGACGGCGTCGGTGGCGAAGTTGACGCTGGCCGAATGCTCCAGCACCACCATCAGCCGGCCCTGCCGCAGGTCGAAGCGGTTGTGGGTGACGTGGATGACGTCGCCGAGCTCGCGGCGCAGCGCGCGGCGCGGCAAGGTCATGCGGTAGATCGCCCGCGTGGTCTTGAACAGCTCGATCAGACGTACCGCCTCCGCGGCAGCGTCGGCTTCGTCGACGAACCAGGACTGCACGGGCTCGCGGTCCTGCGCGAAGGGATGATCGGTCAGGATAGTCTGCGAGCTCGCCTCGGCGAGGCGATAGTCTTCCGCCACGAAGGCCTTGCGCGCGGCCGTGACCGCGCCGGCCAGATCGGTCTGCCGGGTCCAGCAGCGGCCATAGGCCACGCGCCAGCGCCAGCGCGGCGGCTGGTAGGCTTCCGGCAGCGGCTCGCGCCTGATGTCTCCCCCCATCATGTCGTCGCGGGTGAAGCGCGCCGCGGGGTCCCCGGCCGGCGCCCGGAAGATCTTCACCTGGAAGGTGCCGTCGAGGCGATGCCCGCCCCAGCCGCCGATGCCGCTCATCAGCCTCTCGACGAAGCCCGCCACCGTCAGGGAATCGTCGGAGCCGATGAAGTAAGAGATCGGCGCTGCCTGCGCGGCGTTGACCGCGTCGAACGAGGCGACATGCAGGTCGTCCGGGTCGGACAGCGCGGTGCGGCGGCGGATCGCCCAGCGCACGATGTCGGCCGTCGTCGTCAGGTAGCCGTCGGCGTTGTCGCCCCTGACGTCGGCCGTCACCTCGCCGGACGCCGCGCTGCCGAGCTTGAACATCCCCTCGGCAAGGCAGGTGGCATAGGTGCCGGCGGCGACGCCGGCCGCCGCCAGCGAGGCATAGTCCGCATGATCCGCCCCGAGCGTCAGCGGCACCCCGCGATCGTAGACCGCGTCGATCGCCTGCATCGGTCCGTCGTGCAGCTGGTAGACCAGCAGGCCGGGGACGAGGAACACCGGCGAGACATTGAGCGCGTTGCCGAAGGCCAGCGGCTTGCGTTTTCCCTTGAGATCGGCGCCGCCGTCGGCGCCGCCGCTGCCGCCATAGACGTTCGGCTGCATCGGCACCTCCAGCTTGTAGCCGTAGTCGACCAGCTCGATGTCGATGGTCTCGGTGTTGATGTTCCAGTTCTTGGCGGTCAGTTTCGCCAGCGGGAACGCATCGTCATAGGCGTCGTCGCGCCGCCCGATCTTGACGACGATGGGGCGGCCGTCGACGGCGTAGCTGAGCGGCAGGAAGTCGTAGTCGCCGTCGGCGTTGGAGATCGCGAGGCGTCCGGTCCCGGTCGCGAAACGGCCGATGTCGCCGGCCATGATCGAGCGCTCGAACGAATAGCTCTGCAGCACGCCCTTGAAGGGCTGGTTGGGAACCGCGTCCGAAGGCCGCGTGGCGTAGCCGGCGGCGGTCGCCACGAAGATCTTCAGCGTCAGCGAGGCCGACAGCTCGAACACAGCGTCCATGTAGACCCGGACGTCCGTTCCGGATCCGGAGCATGGCAGGGCGCTGAAGGGAGCGGCGGAAAACATCTGCGGTTACGACCTGTCGGCGAGCACCCAGGGCTCGATCTCGGCGAAATAAGCCAGCTTGACGCCGTCCTGCGCCAGCATGCGATCCCAGCCGCGGGACCGGACGGAGGTTCCCGCAAACTGCGCGCTCGACATTCCCGCCATGGCGAAACTGCCCGCGACCGCGGTGCCGCCGCTGCCCAGGAACGGCAGCGCCATGAAGGGGCCGGCGAGGAACATCGTGCGTCAGTCCTCGGAGATGGCCGAACCGGCCTCGAGGATCGGCGCGTCGCCGAGCGCAAGGGCGATCGGCGCCGCGATCGGGCCGCGATAGAGGATCTTGCCGGCGCCGCTCGCGGCGGTGCCGACCGAGGCATGGGTCGCCTCGCCGCCGGCCGCGCCGGCGATGACGGCAAACAGGATGTCGGCGACGGGCGAGACGCTGGAGCCGGAGATCGCCCAGCCGCCGGAATTGCGCGGCACGGCCACCCTTGCATAGCCGGTATAGGCCGCCTCGGAGGTCGACTGGTCGCCGGCCTCGCCGGGATCGGCGGTGTGGAGCGCCACGTACAGGTCGGCCAGCGGCGACGATGCCGCATTGTCCGCAAGATTGCCGATCGCCGTGCCCCAGAAGATCAGCTTCAGCAGGTCGTTCTCGAACACGTTGCCCTTGGCCATCAGGACATCCTCAGCCGCAACTGCCCGACCGGGATCTGGAACGGCTGGCCCGACGTGATGGTGCGCGGCATCGCCGGCGCGCCGGGCCAGATCATGTTGCCGCCCGTGAGCTCATCCTCGACCGCAAGATGCGTGATGGTGCCCCAATCCGCGCCCGCAGGCCCGAAGGTGATCACCGTGGTGTTGACGCTGATGCCTTCGGAATCGGCCGCACCCATCACGCCGGCGAGCGGCTGGCGCGCGTATCCTGCCGCCGCGATCTCGTTCGCATGCGAACCGGCCTCGCCGGGGTCGGCGGTGTGCAGCGACAGATACAGCGCCGGCGGCGCATAGGCCGCGACCCCGGTCAGGTGATCGAGCATCCTGTCACGGCCGTAGGTGGTGGTGCTCACCGGTGCATGTCTCCGACGGCCTTCTGCAGCGGACGCAGCGCCTTGCCGCGGCTGCTCTCGGCCGCCGCGACCAGGCGGTCGAGCTTGCCGGCGAGCACGTCGACGCCGCTCTGAAGCGCCACGATCTGCGCCTGCGACGTCTGGATCATGGTTTGCGCCAGGCTCTGGGTCTGCGCGGCAAGCTGCGCGCCGTTGTCATTGGCCGGGCTCGCCACGGCTGGCGCCATCACATGCGGCACTGCGCCCGGCAGCGAGGACGCCTGCAGCGTCGAGAGGTCGGCCGGCGATTGCGCGCCAATTCCAGTGCCGCCGAGACCGCCGAGCGCGGCGGTCACGGTGCGGAAGACATCGGCATAGCCGGCGGAAGAGGCGTAGAATGCCCTGGCCTGGTCGAGCAGCGTCTGGGCATATTGCGTGATCGAGCCCAGCGCTTCGGCATCTCCGCCCTGCGCCAGCGCGAACTGGCGCTCGAAGTTCGACTTGGCGAGGTCGAGCTGCTGTTGCGGCGACAGGATCGAATTGTCGCCGAGGTCGAGGCTCTCGAGGTACTTCCGGATGGTGTCGATCGAGCCGGTGATGTCGACGGTGGCGCGGTGCACGACGCCGGCGAGGTCCGGAAACAGCTCCATGAAACCGGCGAACTCCTCGCCGACCAGCCCCGCGTCCTGGACGATCTTCTGCGCCTCGGCGGCGAACACCGCCGAAATCTGCGCCAGCATCGCCGGATCGTTGCCGAGCTCGGCGGCGGCGGCGATATCCTTCCGGTTCTGCTCGATCAGCCGCGCGGCGTCGTTGAGATAGTCCTTGCCCTCGGCGGCGTTCAGTCGCTGCTCGAGGCCCGACACGATGCCCTCGCGATAACTGGCGATGACTTCGGCGATGCGCCTCGGAAGCGCTTCGGTGACCACGGCGATGCTGCCGGCCGGCGCGCCCATCTGCTCGAGCAGCGAGGTCAGCCCGGCGGCTTCGGCCTTGACGTCCTGGATCGCCTTCTGCAGCGGCGAGATGTCGCCGCCGCTGGCGAATTCGCCGACGATGCGGTCGACCGAGCCCTGGAAGGTCGCGAGGATGCGCTGGACGCCGGCCGGATCCTTGGCCGCCGCGGCCGCCTCGACGAGATCGTGGGCCTGCTGGTACAGCGAGTTCAGCTCCTGCGTCAGCGGCTGGATGTCGACGCCGGCGGCGGCCTGGTTGAACTCCTCGACCTGCCGGGTCATGCCGGCCCATCGCCGCTGCGCCTCCTCCAGCGCCTGCTGGGCCTTCAGGTCGCCGGTGAACACCGTGATCAGCGCCGCCGCACCCGCCTGCAGCGCGCCGATCCCCATCTGCGCCGGATTCGCGGTCAGCGCGCCGCTCACGAGGTTGTCGAACGCGCTGCCGGCGAGCTTGTTGGAGAGCCCGTCGAGCGAGGCGATCATGGCGTCCATGCCGCTCTTGCCGGTCAGGAACGCCGTGAAGATCGACTTGCCGACCTCGCGAAAGCCGTCGGACATTTCCCTGGTGGCGTTGATGACGCGCAGCTGCGCGGCCTCCGTCGAGGCCAGCGCCCGCGGCACGTCGTTGCCGTAGATGCCGCGCAGCTGCTGGGCGATCGCGACGTCCTGCGGCGACAGGAACCTGGTGTTCTGCGCAAAGTCGATCTGGGCCTCGACCTTCAGCCGCGCGAAGGCGTCGGCGGTGTCGTAGGCCTCGAGCTTGAGCCGCTCGAACGCCTTGACCTGTTCGGCGGAGATCCTGCCGCCATTGGCCTGGATCGCCGCGGTCTGTTGCGCCTCGACCCGGAAGCGCGCCAGTGCCGCGTCGCCGAGGCCGAGCGCAGCGGCATCGGCCCGTTGCACCTCGATGTGGCGGCCGATGGTGGCGATGGCGCGGTCGACGGCGTCGCTGGCTTCATCTCGTTTCGAGGCGACGATAGAGTGCCCCTGGGCCGCGAGGCGCGCCGCTTCAGCCTCTTCCCTGAGCTTCTTGACCACTTCTTCAATCGATTTGGGCCCCCTCGCGGGATACGCGCTGGACGACATCGGATCCTGAACTTCGGGATATGGAGAATAAGACCTCTCGACGTCTTCGGCCGAGAGAAACTGCGTTCCATTGACCAATCTCGTAACAATGGAATCCAGCCTCTCCAAAAAGGACTTATTGCCATCGTTCCAGTCGGCCATAATCTGTTCGGCGGAAACGTCGATCTTCAACCCGCCGGACTTCGGAACGCCGGCATCGACCGCCTTCTGCAAGGCGGCGTCGGCGTGCGCCTCGGCAGCTGCGACGACCTTGGCGCGGTCGATGGTGGCGACGAAGGTCGTCAGCCGCGTGATGAGGTCGTTGACATAGGGCAGCAGGCCGACGAGCGCCGCCTTGAGCTGGAATTCGAGCTCGACGGAGCTCTTGCGCCACTCGCGATCGAACTCGGCGGCCTTTTTGATGGTTTCGTCGTCGATGACGGCGCCGGCCTTGCGGGCTTCCTCGGTGAGCCCGCGCATGGCGCCAGCCCCCTGCTCCAGGAACGGCACCCATTCCTTGGTGAAGCCCAGCATCTGGGCGATGGCGATCTGGTCCTGTGGGGTCTGCGCCCGCTTGACGAGGTCGGCGGCGACCTGCAGCAGCTGGTTCTGGGTGATCAACTGGCCGTTGGCGCGGCGGATCGACAGGCCGTTGGCCTCGAATTCCTTCGACAGCGAATTGGCGTTGCGCTGGGCGTCGTTGAGCAGCTCCGCCGATTTTTGCAAGCCCGCCGCGATCTGCTGGTCGGTCAGGCCCTCCTTGCGGGCGCCGAACTCGACGCCCTGCAAATCGGCAAGCGACAACCCGACCTGTTTGGCGTTGAGCGCCATGTCGGCGAGCTGCTTGTTCCAGCCGGCGATCTGGTCCATCGCGGCCTTGACCGCGAGCGCCGCCGCCGCGGCCGCCGTACCGACGCCGACGATCGCCGTGACATAGGAGTTGCTGGCGTCGACGCCGCCGCGCGCGGCGCGCTCGGCGCTCGCCATGGCCTGTTCATAGGCCGCGGCGCCCGAGGTGTCGGCGTCGATCACGAGTTCGGTGACGGTTCTATCGTTCATGTCAGTGCGGCTCGCGGTCGGTGGTTTCCGGCGGCTTCAGACTGGAGAGAAAGAGATCGTCGAGCTCCTCGACGATCCCGATTTCGAAAGGCGTCAGCGGCATGCGCGAATGCCGCACGAAGGCGTCGATATCGGGCCATTCAATCGGCGACATCGCAAAGCCGTTGCCGCCCTTGCGCCGCCGCAGCCGATGGAAGATGCGCCAGAGATAGAGCGCCGGCCGGGGCAGTTCGGGGCAGCTGAGCCGCGCCTCGATCCGGGCGCGCCGTTCCGGATGGCGGGTTCGCTGCAGCAGGCCCTCCAGGGTCGCCCGCAGGCTGACGCCTTTTTCCGACGACTCCAGCTCGAAGGTTTTTTCGGCGAACGCCCTCAGGTCGTCCCTGAGGGCGGCATAAAAGCCGCCTCACCGTTGAGATAGTCGGTCACCTGCAGGAAGAAGCGCGACATTTCCGGCCGCAGGAACAGCTCGGTCGCGGTCTTCTCCGAAAACGCGACGGGACCGTCCTGGAAGAACCGGAACAGCGGGTCCGGCGACCAGCCAATCATGCGGGCACAGACCCGGCCGACATTGCGCCGCCGCCGCACGACCTCGTCCTCCTCGTCGACCTTCCACTTGCGGCCGTTGACCTGGGCGAACTCGATCGCCTTTTCCTTCTCGATCGCCTCGCGGGCGAACAGCGCTGAGATCGCGACGGTCTTCTCGTGCGCCGGACCGGCGAGTTCGATGGCCCAGCCGACCTTCTGCTGGGTGCCGGGCCGCAGCAAATGCAGCGTATGGGTCAGCAAGGGCAGCGTGTCGGAAAGGTCGAGAACGGCTGAAGGTTCGGACGTCATGGCGATATCCCTGTCGGAGGAGGTGGCCCGCGGCGTCCGACAACGCCGCGGGCCGATTGCGCGCAATCATTCTGTCGGGAATGACGGAAAGCGTTTGGTTTCTTTTTGCGCCGTTCGTTAACGGCCTGCGTGCCGCAGGCATGCTCGGGCGCTATAGATTCTTGCTCTGACGCGTTTTCTTTACGCGAACCGGTATCCACTTCGCTGGAAAACGTTCTAACTCGCGTTGGAGACCTGGATGGTCAGCATGGTCGGATCGTAAGCCCCGCCACGGTTGTCCTTGCCGACGAGATCGGCCGGGACCTGCAGCGTCTGGGTGCGGCCGCCGCCCTGCCGGCTCAGCGCCGACTTGTCGACGCCGCCGAGGGTGAAGTTGTTGACGGCGAAGGAGATGAAGTCCTTCGGCTCGGATTCGTTGTCGACGGCGAGAACGTGCAGCGACAGCACGTCCTCGTTGAGGTGGTTGGCGACATAGGCGAGATCCTTGCGCAGCGCCGTCAGGTTCAGCGACACGCCCATCTGTCCGCTGAAGACGTCGGGCGACAGCTTCTGTGCGCCGGAGCCGAAGGTGGCCGGCGCCTGCGGGCCGATCTCGAACATCAGGTCGAACGAGGTCAGCTCGACCAGGTCCGCCCCGCCGAGCCGCAGCGTGGCGTCGACGACGGCCATCGGATCGGCCGTGTTTTCCGTCGGCGAGGTGAAGAACGGCGCCGAGCCGGCGGTCTTGGTTTCGAACTTGCCGGTGCCGGTCCAGCCAGCCTCGAAGGTGATGATGCCGTCGGGCGACATCGCCAGCTTGCCGCTGCCGAACACCGCGTCGGTGAACAGCTCGGAGCCGTCGATGTCGATCTCGTGCTCCTCCCAGGTGGCGTAGCGCTTCACCAGCGAGCCCGCCGCCGGGTTGATCAGCACCCGCCCCGGCCGAGTCAGCGTGAACGCGGTATCGGGGGTGCCGTTGACCACCAGGGTCTCGGCCACAGTGATGGTGTCCGCGGTGACGCCGGTGACGCGCAAATTGATGCCGTTGTTGGCGGCGCTGGCGTGCCCCGTCAGCCGCCACACCTGCCCGACGCGGACGCCTTCGGTAATCCAGGAGCCGCCGCCGTTGACGATGGTGTTGGCGCCCGTCGTGATCGAGGTCAGCCCGCCCGTCGCTTCGGTGAGCGCGAGGTTGGCGGCGCTGTAGGTGCCGCGCATGATGGCTTCGAAGACGTCGTCATAGGCGCCGAGCGCGAGTTCGCCGGCCTGGGTGCCCGAGGTCTTCTGGGTTCCGTGGCGGCCGCGCGAACGCATGCCGTCGCGGCGCACCTCGTTGCTGGCGACCGCGTTCTTGGAAAACTTGCCGCCGGCCCCGCCGGTGGTGCGGAAGATCTTCGCGCCGGAGCCTGAGGCCTGCGTGCCGAGGCCGGACTGGAACTTGTACGCGCAATAGCCGTTCGACTGGCTTTGATAGACCATGGTGCTCTCCGTTTGGCGGCGGTTAGATCGAGGCCGTGATGATGAGGGCCGGTTGACGCTTCAGCGCTTTCGCGCTGGTGGCGCGGTCACGCCCCTCGATGCGGCCGAACCGCGCCCGCGCCACGGCGCTGGTGAAGCGGATCGGCATGAACCTGAATTTCACCGAAACGACGTCGCCGTATTTGGCCGCGATGACCTGCTCGGCGCGCTGATAGACGTGGTCGGTGCCCGGCACCCGCATCCTGAGGATCCCGACCTCGATCAGCCGCGAGTAGGGCACGGGGTTGGATATTTCCAGTTCGTCGCCCGGCTTCCATGCCGAGGCATCCTCCACCACATGACCGTTGAGGAACATCATGTGGCCGGCGCGGTAGAGGCCGATGTGAGGGTCGTCGCCGGAGCCGATGGGCGAGCCCTTGCGCAGCGTCTCCATGGCGAAGCCCGCGACCGGCGCCATGCTGAAGCTCTTGTAGACGATCCGCTGTTTCATCGCCGCGCGGGCCGCTGTTCCTGCCCACGCTACAGCTTGATCGCGTCGTCAGGCGCGTCCCTGACGCCGTCGATCGACCTGACTACGTTGGCATGCGCCTCGCCGATGAAGGTGTTGATGCCGTGGTCTCGCGTGAGATAGTCCGCGCCAAGCGTGGTATAGGATGCCGACTTCATTTGCTTCGCCTCGAGCCGGATGGCCCGCACCAGCTTGGTGCGCGCCTTGTCCTTGGCCCGCGCCGTCGCGAGCCGGAACGCATAGCCGGTGTCCCAGGGCGCCCCGCGCGCGACCTGCTTCTCGTAGTGATGCGGGTCGAAGCGGTCGGTCACCCGGCCGCTGCCGGCAACCTGCTGCAGCAGTTCGTCCGGTCCGGGAACGAAGGTGGTTCGGCTGACGGCCATGGCTTACCCCCGATGCCAGTATTCGAAGGGAATGACGGCGCCGACGCGAAACCAGACGCCGTCATCGTCTCCGGGCCCTCCGCCGTCCACGCGCGGCGTCCAGGTCCGCACGTAGCAGCCGGGCGTCACGCCGTCGTAGAACTTCTTGCTGCGGAAAATCTCGCCGGCGGCGACAGCCAGCGTGAAGGCGTCGCCCGAGCCCTTGCCCACGGGAACATAGACCTGGATAGCGATCAGCCCGCGATACAAATAGGCCTGGTTGCCGGGCGTGCCGAAGCCCGGATGGTCTCCGGAGGCGTTCTCCGCCGAAAACAGCACCCAGCCCGTCAGCTGGCCGTCCGGATCCTTCGGCGGCCAGGGCGCCGCCGGATTTTCGTTGACGAACGCGATCCGCGTGCGCGGATCGGGGCCAACCACCCAGTTGTCGACGAAGCGTTGCCGCATCGCCGCCAGCGCGCCCGCAAGGTCGGCCATGTCACGCCGTCATGCAGCGCCACATGGCGCGCTCGGGAAGCTCGAGCTGCGGCTCGCCGACGACGCAATAGCTGTCGGCGCCGATCGTGAAGACGCCGCCCGCAACCGGCGCGGCCACCTCCGACTTGCGGACGGAGACGATCTTGCCCGTGACATGCGGCTTGCCGGCGAACTCCGCCTTTTCGGCGGAGTCCGGTTGCACGGCGTCGCTGACGATCGGGCGGCACGGGACGGAAGCGGAGCCGGGCGGCGTATAGGTCGCCGTCCCCTCTTCCGCACCGAAGGTCTCGGCGAAGATGTCCGCCATCCCGTCGAAGACGCCCATGCGGGTCAGGCCTGCGGCGCGTTCGCCGCCGGCGCGGCCGGAGCCGGCGCATCGACCGGGACTTCGCGCACCTTGCGCCTGGCGGCGCCGCGCGCGATCAGGCCGTTGGCCTCATCGTCGCCGATGCCCCAGACTTCGGTATCGATGTCGATGCCGGGCGCGGCGATCATGTCTTCGTATTTGGCGCGCGAGCGCGGATCGCGGGGATTGGCTTCCTTGATCAGCTTGCGGCCGTGCAGGGTCTGGAGGGCGACGAGCATCATGGCATGAACCTCGGTTTGAAATGGCTTGTACCCTTAGGCAAAGAAAAAGCCCCGGCCGCGAGGCCGGGGCTTTTCTCTCATGCGGCCATCGGTGCGCAGCAGCGCGCCTGCCGTTACTGGACTTTCGCAGCGAGGCAGGCGTTGATGCGGTACGGCACCACCAGCGGCGCCGACTGCAGCATCAGGAAGCGCGCCGCCGGATCCTCGACGGTCCACGACTTCTGGAAATAGTCCCTCGCCTGGAAGCCGGCCTTCTCGTCCTTGATGCCGCCGTAGTGGCGGACGCCCTCGATCTGGCCGACCATCAGCAGATAATCGTCCGGCAGGAACTTCTGGGTCGAGCCGGCGTCGTCGGTATATTCGTCGTGGTAGATCGTGACGTTGTAGTCGCCGACCTTGCCCTTGTCGGTATAGCCGAGCTTCTGCGCGTCGGGCCCGACGTCCGTCTGCGTGCGCGCCGACAGGTTGAGCGTCTTGCTGAGAAGGTCGCGCACGTCGTCGTTGGAGCGGAACGAATTCCAGACGTTCTGCGCCATGATGACGTCGACCGCGCTGGCGCCGGACTTGTCGCGAATGAGCCCCGCCCAGGTCTCGAGGTTGCCGACCGGGTCGGGCGCTGAGTCGTTCCAGCGCGCGGTCGTGAGCAGCGTCACCGACAGCGCGGCATCGCGGCCGAAGTCCACGACCGTGGTTGGATATCCCTCGCCGCTCACCGTCACCGAGCCGGTCAAGAGCTCCTGCGCCGCCATCCACTCCTGCCGGCGCTCCAGCATGCCGAGCTGGTCGTCGGTTTCGGCGGCGAGGTTGAGGGCGCGGATCTGCGCGGGATCGAGCGGGCCGGAGATCGGCGCACCGGCCGGCCGTCGCACCGGCTTGCCGTCCTCGAACACGCGCTTGTCCTTCACATAGGCCGGCTTGAAGCTCTTGGTCGTGTAGCCGAGCGACTGCACGATCTTGCCTTCGACCAGCGGCGAGCAGAACGGCGCCAGCCGCGGCTTGCCGGTCAGCACGTCGAAGAAAATCTCCTCCTGATTGCTGACCGAGCTCTCGGAGAAATAACGGCCGAGGAGAAGCGGCGGCCGCCGCGTCGCCTTCAGGTCCTGCACGACGCGGTTGAGCACCGCCGGAGCGTAGATGTCCATGGGTAGTTTCCTTTGCGATGAAGTTGGAGTTGGAAACGCAGACCGGCGGTGCTGCCGACCAGGTAAGGCGGATCAGGCAAGACCGATCAGGTGAGACTCGCCTGCAAATAGATGCCGACGTCGCGCAGCGGCTCGCGACAGGTCGCCGCCGTGTGGCCGGAGCCGTAAACAAGCGCATTCTCGTCGACGGTCGCGGCGAAATAGGCCACGGTCGTCTTGTCGCCGCCGGAGGCGTCGCAATCCTCCGCCAGGATGACGACCGGCACAGCCGAGCCGTCGACGGCGGCGGCCAGCGACATCTTGTACTTGGCGGAGCCGGCCGCGACCGTGATGTCGAAGCCGTCGCCGACGATGAAGTCGGTGCCGCCATCGGCGACCGCAAACTTGATGTCGTTGTCGAAGGCGCCGGCGCCGCCGGCCATCACGACCTCGCCGATATCGAAGCCGTCAGGGTCGGTGACGCGGAATGTGCCGTTGTTCGCCGCCGCTTCCACGAAACGCACCGTGTACACGCCGACCTTGGCGCCGGCCCGCACGGGGGTGGTGACGTCCATGGTCAGGGTGCCGGTGCCGGTATTGCCGCCGGACTTCGCCGCCGAGGACGCCGCGCCGACGGAGATCTTGCCGAGCACGGTGCCGCGCTTGCGGTTCTCGCCGGACAACAGCGTAATGTTGCGCGAGACCGGCTCGCGGGTGCCGACGAGAATCGCCGGCGAGTTCACCAGCGTGTCGACTGTGCCGAAAGCGGCCACCATGGCCAGCGATCCGCCGGCGATCAGGGAATTCTGGACATGCGACGGATCGCCGAGGAACGCGGCGGCCGCCAGCAGAGCGAAGCAGATCGCCGCGCAGAGGATGCGCTTGGTCATGATGGGTTCTCCGGGGTTTGCGGGAAGAAAAATGCCTGTACCTATAGGCAAAAGAAAAAGCCCCGGCGCGGACCGGGGCTTCTCCGAACGAAGCAGATCGAGCCTGGGCAAATTTGCCCAGGCGAAGCACGCTGGGCAGATGCGGCCGTCAGTTCGCCGCCGAAGCACCCTTGCCGCGGTAGCCCTGCACGATCGACGCGGCCATCGAAGCCGCCTTGGCGTCGTCGGACTGGTCGCCGCCGGCGTCGGCGCCGACCGCGGGATTGTTCACCTTCGACATCGCGGCATCGAGCGGGTTGGCCGCAGCAGTCGTCTCCTTGGGCGACTTGGCGAGCAGCTGCTTCGCCGCATCGGCCTGCATGTCGGTCGTGAACGCCAGGTGCTGGGCGAGATCGCCGCGGCCCTTGGCTTCGTCGCTGGACAGGATCGCGCTGATGCGCGCGCGCTCGGCGGTCGCGCCTTCCTTGACGCCTTCGGCCTTGCCGGCGGCGTGGCCTTCGGTGCGGGCCGCGGACAGCGCGGTCTCGGCGGCAGCCTGGGCAGCGGCGTGACCTGCCGCGGGAACGGAACCTGACATTTCGGTCTCTCCTTCTTCGTCATCGTCCGGATCGGACATTGGGGAAAACGCGGTTACGGCATCGTCGAGCGGCGCAATCGCATCGATCAGCCCGAGCTTCAGCGCCTCGGTGCCGGAATAGCATTCGGCTTCGGTCGCCTGCACGGCCGCGACATCGATGCTTCGATTGCGCGCCACAAGGCTGCAGAACATCAGGCCCTGCTCGTCGCACCAGGCCTGCCAGCGCGATTTCACCTCGTCCGGCAGCGGCTGATAGGAATTGCCGTCGACCTTGTGCTTGCCGAAATGCACGAACGTTATTTTCAGCCCGGCATCTTCCATCGCGCGGCCGACGTCGAGGTGAGTCATGACGACGCCGATCGAGCCGATGCCGGCATTGGCGGCAGCGGTGATCTTTTCTGCCGCACAGGCGACCGCATAGCCCGCCGAATAGGCCATCTGTGCGTACGCCCTGATCGGCTTGATCGCGCGACCGGCAAAGATCTTGTTGACGAGGTCGAAGCAACCATCGCCCTGCCCGCCGTAGGAATAGACGATCAGCGCGATGCCGCGAACGTTGCCGTCGGCCAGGCCGCGCTCGATGGCGCGGGCGATGTAGGCATAGCCCGTCGCCCAGGAGCCGAAGGCCCACGGGAAATCGTAGAGCAGCACGCCTTTGACCGGCACCTGCAGGACCCCGTCGACCACGACATAGGGCCGGAACATGCTGCGCCAGTCGTCGGGCGCAAACCAGAAGCCGTCGCCGGCGTTCAGCTCGGCCGAGGCCATCAACTCGTGCGCGCGGGGATGGCGCAGGATCGCCGACAGATCGGCTTCGAACCGGCTGCCGGCGCGCGGATCGATCAGCGCCGGAACATCGGCAAAGCGGGCGAGCAGAGGGTTGTTCATGCGGCTTGCGCTCCCTGATCCTGCTGTTGCGATACCGAGCTTTCGCCGTCGGACGAGTTCACCGTCACAATCTGGCCGTTGCCCTTGCGGCTAAGCGCGCCCTCCGGCAGGCCGTACTGTTTTTCGAGATCGCGCTCGTGCGCCATCTCGCGGGCGCGCTGCTCGGTGACCTCGCGCACGTCCTTGCCCTGCTCGGCGGCTTCGTCCTCGCCGGACGACAGGTTGTTGTCCATGCGGGTGCCGGCGGCCTGGGCTTCCTTGAGCGGATCGACCCAGCCGCGCCCCGCATAGATCCATTTGGTCTGCGTCCAGGCCAACCGGTTGCCGTAGAAGTCGGCCGGCATGCAATCGGGAATCCGACCGCGATGCACCGCCTCCTCGAACCAGAGGTCGTAGACGACGTCGCACCAGTTGTCGCTGATGAACTGGCGCACGCTGGCGAAATAGCGCCAGGCTTCCAGCAGCACGGCGCGCGCTGAGGAATAGTTGGTCTTGGAGAAGTCGCGGAAGATCAGCTCGTAGGGCATGTTGAGGCCGGCGCCGATATGACGCAGCATCAACGTCGCGAAGGCATCGAGCTCGGAGTCCGGGCTTCCCGGAATGAACGGGTTCAGCTTGGTGCCGGGCGGCATCGGAATGATCGCGCCGCCGCGCATCTGCACGCGCCATTCGTTCAGCGCGCTCTGGTAATCGCCGAGCTTGTCGCCGCCGAAGGCTTCGACGAAGGCGGCCTGGTCGAGCGGCGTCTCCATCGCCGCGAAGATCATCGCGTTGAGCACGGTCTGGCGCAGCTTTTCGCGGCCGAGATGGTCGTACATCTTGAACATGCGCGCGACCGCGGTGATCAGCGGCTTGCCGCGGCTCTGGCCGATGCGGTCGGCCTCGAAGGCATGGATGACGCGGGCGCGGCCGAACGGCGTCCATGCCGGGACGCGCTCCCACTCGCCGGCGCCGCAATTGGTCAGGCCGAAGATGTCGCCGGGATGCGACTTGCGGATGTTGTAGGCAACCGGTCCTCCATAGGGATCGATCTCGACGCCGCCGCGCAGCGTGGCGGAATCGGCCTTGCCGTTCGGATTGCACAGCCGCGCCGGATCGACCAGCTGCATGGTCGTGTTCCAGCGCGAGCCGCGACCGGTCAGCCACAGCGGCAAGGCGAGGAATTCGCCGGCACTGGCCAGCGTGCGCGCCTGCAGCCTGGTCGCGGCGTGAAAATTCATCTTCGAGGCGGCGTCGAAATAGACGCCGTTGAAGAACGTTTTGGCCTGGCTTTCGACCTGCCGCGACCACTCGTCCGCCCAGGTCGCGTCCTTGCCCAGCATGATGCGGTCCGGGTTCGGCTTGCAGAGAACCCGAGGGCCGATGACGTTGTCGACGAAGGTGCGCTCGGCGCCGGCGGCAACGCCGTTGTTGCGCGCAAGATCGTCGCCGCGGGCGACGATGGTGTCGAGCTCGGCGAGCAGCGCGGCATCCGGCGAGATCCGGAACGGATGCCAGCTTGCCATGTCCTTGGCGGCAGACGACGCCGCGTGATAGCTGGTCTCGACTTCGGGCGATGCCGACATGACCGTCACGGCCGGCCGGGCAACGAGTTCGCGCGACGGCCCGTCGCCGGGTGGGCAAATTTGCCCAACCTCAGGCGCAGCGACGTCGGCAAACGGATTGGCGAGCGCAGCGTGCATGGTTGCCCTAGAACGTGAAGTAGATCGGCCGCGAGGTCTGCCGCGCCTCGCCCTGCAGCGCCCCGATCTGCGAGCGGAGCGAAGCGATGTAGGCGTCGAGCTTGTCGATGTCGGTTCTCGCGAACGTCACTTCCTGCTGACCGTTGTAGCGGACCGTCTGGCGCAGCGATCCGGTCAGCAGGTTGTGCCGCGCGGTCTCGGCTTGCGTCAGCCAGGCTTGCAGCGTGGTGAGATCGGCCATGCGGCGTCCTCTACAGGTACGGATCCTGCGCGACCGTGACCGGCCCGCGCGGGAACACCGGCTTTTTCTTCAAGACCGACAGCGGCTGGGCCTTCTCGGCCGGGCGCACGCCTTCATTCAACTCCGGCATGTCGACATCTTCGTCTTCCAGAACCGGCGCCACGGCCGCGGCGGTCGAGGGCTTGGGATCGAACAGGTCCGGCGCGATCGGCGCGGTCAGCTCGGCGAGCTCGGCGGCGCGTTTGGCCCACCGCTCCTCGCCCCATGCCCACAGGCCCGCGTGATGCGTCAGCGCCATGTTGTAAACGCGACAATCGAGCCAGTGATTGGCGCCCTTGCGCACCCAGACGCGCTCCGGCCCGAACTTGCCGATCTCGACCTTGATGTACTCCGACGACATGTGCCGGAAGTATTCGTCCGGCGTGTCGGCCGGCCAGTGGCAATAGCCGTTCGGCATGCGCGCGGCGCTCGGCTTCGGCGTGCGGCCGAGATAGACCATCAGCGCGGCCTTCTGGCCATAGGTGCCGACCAGCCAGATCTTGACGCCGAAGCGCTTGGCGCGCCCGGCCTGCGGGCCGGAATGCTTCACCTCCGCCGCCTTGGCGGCGAAGATCGCCGGATGCGACCAGCCGTCCTCGCCCTTCAGGGCCAGCGCATTGTGGCGGCGCTTCACCCAGCTCGACACCGCCTCGATGTTGTAGCCGCTGTCGACGCCGATCAAATCGTCGGCGAGCCTGGCGCCGCTGGCGAGGCGGAAACCCTGGTCGACGATGACGTCGAGTTTGGGCCAGGCGCCCTCCATCGGGGCATCGGTCGCGCCGGAGAGATAGCCACAGCCGATCAGCCAGTTTTCCTTGTTCGGCCCCCAGCCGACGCGTTCCCAGTAAAGGCCGTCGCCCTGCACGTCGACCGTCAGCGTGAAGTACAGCGCGCCGGAAGGCGCGGAGCCGCGCAACCATGTCTCGCGCCGCGAGGCGAGGATTTCCCACGCCGGGCCTTCGCCCTTCGCTTCGTACTCACGGCCGAGGCCGGCGTTCTGGAACACCTTCTGGTCCTCCGGGTCGTCGCCCGCTTCCTTTTCCTGCCGGGCCAGCTCGTCCCAGCTCTCGAACGAGGTGATCTCGCCGGTCAGCTGGTAGGAGTGATCGTGCCGGACTTCGTGCGGCTCGCGCCAGCCTGCGGCTTCGCTCCGGTGCATCGTCCTGGGCGGCACCACGCCGTCGGCATCGGGCGCGGTCGGAACCCATGTCGCGCCGCGTGCCAGCGATTTCATCAGCGGCTTGTCGGCGTCGGAATGTTCGGTCTTGCAGACCGGGCAGAACCAGCGGCAGTGAAACGGCGCCGTCTTGTTCTTCTGCAGGTCCTCGAACACGAGGTCGGTGATGTGGCCGCAGTGGTCGTTCTTGCAGGCGACGTAGAAGCGGCGGCGGTCGCTCGCCTCGTACTCGCGATGGATGTCTTCGCCCTTGGCGACCGGCGTCGAGATGTCGAACACCTTCGACAGCCCGTAGCGCTTGTAGGTCTTCAGGCGCGCGTCCGACAGCTTCTTCGGATCGCCCTCGCCCTCTGCATCCCGCGTCCAGGCCGAGCGGTCGTCGCGGACCATGAAGCGGATCGAATGTTGACGAAGCGTCGCCGCCGAGTTCGCGCCGGCGAACAGGACGAAGCCGCCCTTGAAGCGCAACCGCTCCGCGGTCGAACCTTCGTTCGAACGCGACTTCTGCGCAAACACCGTGCCGCCCTTGGCCGGGTTGAGCACGTCGGTGACGGCGATCGTCGGATCGAGCTTCTCGACCCGCCAGTCCTTTGCCGCCTTGACCGTCGGTCCGATATACATCGCCGGGCCCGGCGTCTTGTGCATGATGGAGCCGAGCCAGTTGCCGCCGACCTCGGAGCCGCCGGACTGTGCACACTTCATCAGCTTCACTTCGGCGCAAGCGTCGTCCGGCGAGAGCCGGTCCATGATCTCGACCAGCTCGGGCGAGACGTCGTTGCGCCAGGGGCCTGACAGCACGGAGGATTCCTCCGCAACCACGCGATGCCGCTCGGCCCATTCCGAAACCCGCATCCGGGGATCCGGGCGCAGGCCCGCGGCGGCGACGCTGACCAGCCCTCTGGCGTTCGACTTAAGCCGCGCTGCGATCTCCGTCCGCTGCATCACTCAACTCCTCGGCCGGCTCGTCCGCATCGTCGATATCGCCCTCGTGGTCCAGATCGTCGGCGAGCGCCGCAAGAAGTTTTCGCACCTCCTCATCCATGATCTGGCGTGCCGTTCGCTCGTCCGGCGCATTGAAGATGCGCGGCGCGACCACGGCCGGCATCGACAGGAAGCGGTCGCGCGCCCGGCGGAACACGCGGAACATGCGCTGCTCGGCCTCCTCCTTGTCGACCAGGCGGCCGAGGCGCTCCTCGAGATCGAGCCGGGAGTTCTCCGCGTCGTAGCTTTCTCGCAGGGCGCGCGAGGCGGAGTATTGCGGCTTTGCCGGATCGTTCTGCTCGGAGGATGATCCTGCCGGCGGCGTGATCGTCGGCTGGGCGATGCCGCCCGGGTTCCTCAATTCCTGCGCCGGGTCCGTATTGGCGCCGATCGCCCGGTCGAACTCGACCAGGTTGACGCGCTTCTCCCCATCCTCGCGCTTGGTTCGGATCAGCCCGTCATTTTCGAGCTTGATGACCCGTTTCGAGATCGCCGCCTTGCTGACGTCCTTCAGCGCCGCAAGCTGCGTGATCGAAACCCACAGCTCGGAAATGCCGCCCGCCGCCCCGTCAACCGGTTGACCGTCCATCGTCAACTGCCGTCAACCCTGTTGATTCCGATACCGACTGCAAAAATCCCG